CTATGCTACTATCATCTCACAAGGCGATGTCGTAAAAATCGACGAAGCTGAAGGTGATGTACAGCTTTTTGCAGCAAACGGTGGTGGCACAGACGCTACTAATGCTATAGGTGTTTTTTGGGGATCTTCGTTTACGGATTCTAATGGTAAACCAACTTTTAAAAACACAAGACCAGCTTCTCAACTAGCAGAAGTTTTCGTGTACGACGATCCATATCAAATGTTCGAAGTACAAGGTGACGGCGCTTCAGCCCAAACCGATATATCAAATCACGCTGACTTATCTGTGGTTGCTGGTTCAACAATAACAGGTGTAAGTAAATCAGAACTAGATTCAAGTGATATTGGAACTGGAAACAACTTAAGAATCGTAGGCTTTTCTAAAAAAGAAGGCCGAGATACAGTCGGAACTAACGGCGCTAATGTTGTTTATAATGTTTTGATTAACGAACACAAATACAAATAATAGCAGGAGGTAACACATGGCTATATCAAGACAACAACTAGCAAAAGAGCTAGAGCCAGGTCTAAATGCATTATTTGGACTTGAGTACAAAAACTACGAAAACCAACACGCTGAAATTTATGATACAGAAAATTCTGATCGAGCATTCGAAGAAGAAGTAATGTTATCAGGTTTCGACAAAGCTGCCGTTAAGTCAGAAGGCGCAGCAGTGGTTTACGATAGCGCGCAGGAAACTTACACTGCAAGATATCAACATGAGACAATCGCTCTCGCTTTCTCTATCACTGAGGAAGCTGTTGAAGATAACTTGTATGATAAGATTTCAACTCGTTATACGAAAGCACTAGCTAGATCTATGGCTCAAACTAAGCAACTTAAAGCTGCTGCGATTTTAGATGGAGCTTTCACTACTTCTACAGGTGGTGACGGTGTTGCACTTTGTGCAACTAACCACCCAACAATCGCTGGAACGTTTGCAAATGAGTTAGCAACAGCTGCTGACTTATCTGAAACTTCATTAGAGCAGTCTTTAATTGACATTGCTAAAATGACAGACGAGCGTGGACTAAAAATTGCTGCTAAGGGAATGAAACTAATCATTCACCCAGCTCAGCAATTTGCAGCTGAAAGAATCATGAAATCTGCCAACAGAGTTGGTACTGCTGATAATGATTTGAATGCTATGAAATCAATGGGAATGATTCCACAAGGATTTGTGGTAAATAACTTCCTAGCTGATTCAGAGTCTTTCTTCATTAAGACAGACGTTCCTAACGGAATGAAACACATGGTTCGTGCACCAATCAAAACTGCCATGGAAGGTGATTTTGAAACTGGTAACGTTAGATATAAAGCTAGGGAAAGATACAGCTTCGGCTTCTCTGATCCTAGAGGTATCTTCGGATCTCCAGGTGTATAATCAGTAAGGTTATAAACCATTTTAAGGGGCGCTTCGGCGCCCCTTTTTATTTGCATAAAGTATTTAAAAAGCGTATACTCGCTAATCTGCGATAAAAAACTAATGTAGACGCGCGCAGGCGACGGCCTAGAGACTACATTAAACACAACTAGGAGGATTAAATCATGGCTTCAACAACTTTTTCCGGACCGATTAAGGCTGGAACAATTAAAGAAACTACCGGGTCTACTCTCGGTAAAGACGTAAAAAACACAGGACAAGTAGTAATGTCTCAAACACACTTGATTGATTTATCAGGTGGTGCAATTGCTGCAGGAGCAACTAACATGGTTATTCCAGCAAATTCACAAATTATAGACTGTATTATAGATTCTGTTGTTGCTGCATCAGGTGCAACCAATTTAAGTATTGGTGACACTGTAGGTGGAGCTACATCAATACTTAACACTTTTGCACTAGGTACAGCTGTTGGTAGAAAAAGACCAACAACAGAAGCTGGTGGTGCATTAGCTTGGTCTGATACAGGTTCTGCTGATATTAAGTTAACTATAACTGCTTCAGCGGCTACGAATGCCGGATCAACTAGAGTTACAATTCTGTACGCACAGAATAACAACTTAGGTTAATAAATAATTAATGTGGGGCTTCGGCCCCACATATTTTAAGGAGATTATATTATGTCAGGTGGCGGATCATTTACATCAGATCAAAGGACAGCTCACGCAACGGCTGATGGACAGTTAGTTACTGGCCCTTGTAGAGTTACATCTATTCAAGCAGAAGGCGTAGCAAACGCAGCTGTTGTATTGTATGACAATACTTCTGCAGCAGGAACAGCTCACACTTTTAAATTTGGCACGGAAGGACTAAGTGTTTTTATTCCTGGAAGTGGTATAAGATTTAAAACAGGTTGTTTTTTAGATTTAACAGCTACTCCAGGCGTTACTGTAACATTTAACTAGGAGGTTAGATGGCAACATCAGGTACTACTAATTTTGAGAGTGGTTTCTTAATTGATGATATTATTGAAGAGGCTTACAATCGCGTAGGCCTCGACAGTGTTAGTGGATATCAATTAAAATCAGCAAGACGTTCTTTAAACATAATGTTTCAAGAGTGGGCCAATAGAGGTTTGCATTATTGGGAGCTAGGTAATCTTGAAATTGATCTTGTTGAAGGACAAGCTGAATATAAGTTTTTTAGAAACTCTGCTGATGGCACAAGTGCTACGTCTATCCCTAATGGCGTTTATGGTGTAGATGATGTTTTAGAAGCTGCCTATAGAACTAATAGGGCTACAACCAGTCAATCGGACTCTTCTTTAACAAAAATAGACAGAAGTACATATCAAAGTTTATCTAATAAACTTAATAAAGCTCAACCTACACAATACTACGTTCAAAGATTTATAGATAATACTACAATTAGTTTTTACCCAACTCCGGACGCTACAGCGGCTGCAAACCATATTACAATGTACTATATTAAACGTATTCAAGACGTAGGCGGATACAGCAACAATGCTGATGTTCCTTATAGATTTGTTCCTTGTATGACTTCAGGGCTTGCATACTATTTATCTCAAAAAGTAAATCCACAAGTTACTCAACAATTAAAAATGTTGTACGAAGATGAATTAAATCGTGCATTAGTTGAAGATGGTTCTTCAACAAGTACTTTCATAACACCAAAAGCATATTACCCAGATGTCTAAGTTTGCATCAGGTAAATACGCTAAAGCTATTTCAGACCGAAGCGGTATGGAGTTTCCATATAATGAAATGGTAAAAGAATGGAATGGTTCTTTTGTACATAGGTCAGAGTTTGAATCAAAACATCCACAACTAGAACCAAGAGCTCATTATGGTGATGCTCAAGGTTTACAAAATGCAAGACCTGCTAGAACAGAACCACCTGTAGCACATCTTTTAGCAGAGGATTCTATGGCAGCAGGACCGGTAGATTCTATTTTAGTTACAGTAAATCAACCGGCGCACGGATATAGCACCGGGGACCGCGTTAGATTTAGAGGAGCAGACCCACACTTTCCAGACTATCCACAAGTGGCTAGAGTCGATGCAGATAATATAAATGATGCTAGAGGACACTTGGTTACAAAAGTTGATGACAATAATTATACTTTTAGTCCTAATGATTTAGTAGAACAGTTTTTAACTGACAACTGTGTTCCAGGAACTACAACTGTTTATGTAGACATGGACGGAGTGCAAACAGAGTACTATCAAAAAGTTGCTTCTTACCTACAGTCTGTCGGACAACTTCCTCTTGGTGAATGGTACGACATGACTCCAGCTGATGAACTAGCAGCTATTGCATCTATTCCTGGTACTCCTGGTTGGTTTGCAGCTTTAGATAAAAGAGCAGAAGCTGACGCATTAGTTGATCTAGTAATTGCTAAAAATGGTAGTTGGGATGTATTAACTACAGATGCCGGCACAACTGGTAACGCAGCAAAACTATCTTGGGTAACTACAAATTTTGGTACTCCTGGATCAGGTGTAGGCAGGGCTCCAGCAACTTTTACAGCCGCAGCAAACTTTAATAAAGGAGTTTACGGAGGCCCTAACAAACTACTAATTGATGATAGAACAGATTATGTTAATCAATTTGTAAATGCTGGAGGTAAAGCCTTTAAATATTATGAAAGTGGTGGTATAAGAAACTTTGGAGGGACAGGAAAATCAGTAGGACCTGTTACATTATTACCATGACCACATACGCAGAATTAGTAACACAAATTAGAGATTATTCAGAGACAGATAGTGCTGTTTTAACTACAACTATTATTAATGATATTATTGCAAATGCAGAAGACAAAATATTTAGAAATATAGAATTAGATTGTTTTAAAGAATACATCAGCGGTAATACAGCTGCTAATAACAGATTTGTAAGTTTACCGGGACAAACTACTTCTGCTACTACACCTACAATTAGTGATATTGCAACAATCAGATATGTGACTCTTTATACTAACTCAGGTACGAAAGAAAGATCTGAGCTTGTAAGAGTAGATGTTGATTTTTTAAATGAATACTATCCAACCCCAGAAGTAGGTTCAACTGCTAAGCCTAGATACTATGCGACTTGGGATATGGGTAAAATAGCTATTGCGCCTACACCAAATGCGGTGTATAAATTTGAGATTGGTATTACTAAAAAACCTACAGGCTTAAGTTCTAGTAATACGACTACATGGGTCAGCGTCAATGCTGAACGTGCTTTATTATATGCCTGCATGGTTGAGACTTTTAAATTTTTAAAAGCACCACAAGATCAACAAGTTTACGAGCAAGCTTATGCTACAGCTGTACAAGAGCTGGCTCAAGAACAGTTGGGTAAAAAACGAAGAGACGAATATAGAGATGGAAGTTTACGGATTAAAGTTCCTTCTCAAAACCCTTAATAGGAGAAAATTATGGCAATATCACAAGCAGTTTGTAATGTTTTTAAACAAGAGCTTTTAAAAGGTAATCACGACTTTGACGGTGGTGGCACTTACTATATTGCGCTTTATACTTCTTCAGCAACTATGGGTGCAACTACTCTAAAATATGTAACAACTAACGAAATAACAAACGCTTCTGGTTCTGCTTATACAGCAGGTGGAAAAGTTTGTGGCAGCCCATCAGTAACTGGTGGTCAAAACTCTACTACTGCTTTTGTTGACTTTGATAATGTTAGTTGGGCTAGTGCTTCATTCACTGCGAATGGTGCATTAATTTACAGACAAGATGGTAGTGGACCAACTAATGATGCTGTTGTTGTGTTAGCGTTCGGTGGTGACTTTACAGCTTCAAACGGAACATTTGAAATTCAATTCCCAGCAAACGGTGGTGGATCAGAGATCATCAGATTAGGATAAGGAGTTTAAATGGCCCTTGTTCTTAATGATCGAGTCAAAGAGACTAGCACCAGCACAGGTACGGGTACAATAAATCTCGCTGGAGCCTCTCAAGGCTTCACGACTTTTGTTGCTGGTATCGGTAATGGTAACACTGTTTACTATTGTATTGAGCTTGATGGTGGATCTGAATTTGAAGTAGGTATTGGTACTGTCACTGACGCAACTCCCGACACACTCTCACGTGACACAATTCTTAGAAGTTCTAACTCTAACAATGCTGTAAACTTTGGCGCAGGTACAAAAAATGTATTCTGTACACAACCTGCTAGTAAAGCAGTGTTTGAGGATGCAAGCGGTAACGTAACAGTTGCCGGCACAGTTGATGGCATTGACATACAAACTAGAGACGGAGTTTTAACTTCTACAACCACTACAGCAAATGCCGCCTTAGCTAGAACTGGTGGAACGATGACTGGTCAAATAAGTTTTGGTGATAATGTCAAAGCTAGTTTTGGAGCTGGTGACGATTTAGAAATTTTTCATGACGGTTCAAATTCAAACATAAGTGATGTAGGCACTGGAAAATTAGTACTAAGAAGTAATGGTACTGGCGTTGATATTAATAAAAACAGTTCTGAAAATATCGCTAAATTTATTGTTGACGGTGCTGTTCAACTTTATCATGACAATTCAAAAAAATTCGAAACTACTAGCACAGGAACAGATACGACAGGAAACATAGTTGTTTCAGGTACAGTCGATGGCGTTGATATCGCTGCAAGAGACGCCGTCTTAACTTCTACAACTACAACCGCCAATGCAGCTTTACCTAAAGCTGGTGGTACTATGACAGGAGCTACTATACATGGCGACAATGTAAAATCTCAGTATGGTGATAGTAATGATTTAGAAATATTTCACGATGGTACAGACAGCGTTATTAAAGACGCTGGTACTGGAAACTTAAGACTACAAGGAACGGATGTTAGAATAGCAAATGCCGGAGGAACTGGAGATTTTCTTCGTGGAACTGATGGAGGTGCTGTTGATTTATGTCACAACGGAACAGTTAAGTTTTCTACTACTGCATCTGGTGTGTCTGTAAGTGGTAATGTAGCTGTTTCTGGAACAGTTGATGGCATTGATATTGCAACAAGAGACGCAGTATTAACTTCCACAACAACAACTGCAAATGCTGCCTTGCCAAAAGCAGGTGGCACGATGACAGGTAATATTGCACATGGCGATAATGTCAAAGCTACATTTGGTGCAAGTAATGATTTAGAAATTTACCATGACGGCACTAATTCATTTATCAAAGATGTTGGAACTGGTGGATTATATTTAAGAGGTGATGCAGTTTTAGGTTTAGGTGTATCTAACGAGACAGCCGTACAATGTAATTTGAATGGAGCCGTAAATATTTATTATGATGATGTAAAGAAGTTTGAAACAACTTCTGCTGGTGTAGTTGTAACAGGAACTGTAGGAGGTGATGTTGTATCAGCACACACCGCAGAAACAAGTATTGCAAGTGATGACCTTATTGCAGTTTACGATACATCAGCAAGTGCAATTAGAAAAGCAACTATTGCAAACGCCGCTCTAGCTGGACCGACAGGACCTACTGGACCGACAGGACCTACTGGACCCCCAGGATCTAATGGATCAAATGGTTCTCCAGGACCTACAGGACCAGACGGACCTTCAGGTGGTACAGGACCGACAGGACCGACAGGACCTTCAGGTGGCACTGGTCCATCAGGACCTCCAGGACCAAGTGGTGGCACAGGACCTACAGGACCGACAGGCCCAACTGGACCAACAGGACCAAGTGGTACGATTACAAACACATCTTATCAAATGACAGCGTTAGGTGTTGGAACCGGTGCAGGACCAACGGGCCAAATTCGAGCGACCTCAAACATCACAGCGTATTACAGTGACTCGCGTTTAAAAGACTTTGAAGGACCAATTGATTCTGCTTTAGATAAAGTAAAAGCCATAGGCGGTTATTATTTTAAAGAAAATGATTTAGCCAGATCGTTTGGATATGACAACGATAAACGTCAAGTAGGTGTTAGTGCTCAAGAAGTTGAAGCAGTTTTACCTGAAGTAGTTACTGAAGCACCATTCAATTCTGAATACAAAAGTGTTTGGTATGAAAAACTTGTCCCTCTATTAATAGAGGCAATTAAAGAGTTAGAGCTTCGAGTACAAGACTTAGAGGATAACTAATGTCATTCGGTTTTGCACCTTTTGCGGCCGCACCTTTTGCTTCTCCAGGAACTCCAGGGGAAAGAGCGGTTGTCAACGTAACAGGAGTCTCATTAACAGCTACTGTTAGTAATTCATATACTGTACAAAAAACTCACTTTGTAAGTGGTTTAAATGTAACCTCAAACACAGGAACACTAACAACAAAACTTGCACCAACTGTAGCAGGCAATGCCGTAAACTCAGCAGTAGGCTCAGCAAATTTATCAGTGGGACAAACTATCTCTGTTACAGGAACTTCATCTAGTTTATCTGTAGGAACACCAAATAATTTAATTAGAATACATGAAGCGATCATAGGTGTACAAGTTAACTCAGCTGTTGGAACAGCTACTGCAACAGGTTCTGCAAATGTTGGATTAACAGGAACTTCATCTAGTTTATCTGCAGGAACGTTAACAACAACTGCTGATGCTAATGTTGCAGTAACAGGAAATACTGCTGGAGTTACTTTAGGTACGGTAGTTGAATCAGTTAAAGCAAGTGTAACAGGAAATTCTATTACTTCTGCGGTTGGCACAGTTTCGTTATCATCAGGTCACACTATTGCTGTAACAGGAACTTCATCTAGTTTATCTGCAGGAACAGCTGTACCAAAAATTGCTCCAACTATTTTAACTAATTCTCTTTTATCTTCAGTTGGACCAGCTGATCAAACTTTTGCAATTACAGTTGCTAATCCAGGATCAGGTAATGTGTTTTATGTTGATGGGGTTGCTAAACCTGCTCTTGCACTAATAAAAGGTAAAACATATACGTTTGATCAAAGTGATGGTTCAAACGGTGGGCACCCATTAGTATTTGTAACTGGTGCAGGTGCTGGATATACATCAGGAATTACTGTAACTGGAACTGCAGGACAACCAGGAGCTAAGGTTACTTTTGTAGTTCCTGAGGATGCTCCTTCTGGCTTAGCTTATGTATGTTCTGTCCACGGAGCAGGAATGGGTAATGTTGTTTCTATATCAACTTTAATCACTGTTATTGGTAATGCTAATGTTGTGGCACAAGGTAATACAGTTAATACTAGCGTTGGAACAATTACAGGTGTTCTTAAGACAAGTGTTACAGGGCAGAGTTTAAACACAAGCGTAAACAGCGTATCCATCACACTTTCTCCTACAGCCGCAGTTACAGGTGAACTTATACCTATAACAGTCAATCCATTATCAGTCTTTACATGGAGCCAAGTTGATGATACAACTACAGGAGGTTCATCTTGGACCGACGTAGATAGTACAACAGGAGCTGGCGGCAGTAGCTGGCAAGAGGTAGCATAATATGGCATCAACTTACTCAACCCGTTTAAAAGCGGAATTAATAGGCTCAGGAGAACAAGCAAACTCTTGGGGTAATACAACTAACGATACATTTAGTAAAACATTTGAGGAAGCAATTTCTAATGTTTACGAAAAAAACTTATCAGGTGTTTCTTCTCCATACGAATTAACCAATAGTAATGGACCAGTGACTGAGGCTAACAACGAAATGCGTCAAGCAGCAATTCGTTTTTATGGTCATACCGCTGCTATGGTTATTAGACAAAAAGCAGCAAATTCTGGAAATGGTTATGAAAGAATATACACAATTATTAATGACGGAACTGCGAACGGAACTATACAACTTCAAATAGGAACAAATAATACTTCAGACATTATATCTCCCGGCGGTAGAGCTATTATTGCAACCAACGGAACAGATTTTTACACAATAGCTGGTGGTGGTAGCACCGGCACAAACTGGAGCACAATAACTTCTGCTACAGCAAATATTTATTCAGGACAAAAAATATTTGTGGATACTTCTAGTAATGCAATAACTTTAACTTTACCGTCTTCCCCTTTTGCTGGAGACGAAATTGCTTTTTTAGATGTTGCAGATAATTTTGATACTAATGCATTAACAATAAATCCAAACGGTAAAAAAGTATTTGGCGCTACAGCAAACGGAACAGTTTCAACAGAAGGCGCTGCATTTACACTGGTCTTTACAGGAAATACGCACGGCTGGAAATTAACGGAGAAGTAATATGGCAACATATGAATCGAGACGTTATAATACTCCGGTACCTGACGCTAGTAAGATTGCTGACGGTTCAGTAAACAATACTGAGTTTCAACATCTAGACGGCGTTACATCAGACATACAAAGTCAGTTTACTGGTAAGCTTCCACTTGCCGGTGGAACGATGACCGGGGATTTAAACTTTGGTGACAACGTAGATATAAATGTTGGGGCTGGTACAGATCTAAAAATTCTACACGATGGTTCTAATAGCACTATTAAGAATGACACAGGTGCATTAATTATTAATGCTAATACTTTACAACTTAAAAACAATGCAAACGATGAAACGCTAGCAACTTTTGCTAACGGGGGCGCAGTAAATCTTCGTTTTAATGACGGTACAAAACTAGAAACTACAAACACTGGTGTAAATGTTACCGGGGAACTTGGAGCAACTGGAAATATTACAGCTAGTGGAAATGTAAATGGTAATGGGCAAAACCTTACAAATATAAACGGATCAAACATTTCATCCGGTACTGTAGCTGACGCAAGAATATCAACTTTAACTGCAAGTAAATTAACAGGAGCTTTACCTGCAATCGATGGATCAAATTTAACAGGCATTGATTCAATTCCTAGTAGTTCTACAGCTGTAGGGGCTATAAAATATTTTGCTCTTTATTACGATGGTTCTGGTACTGATAGTAATACTAGTATAGGTGTCGGGACTGAAGTTGTTCCATCCACATATAATTCTAGTAATAAATATTTATCCAGTTCTGTAGAATATAACAACAGCGCTAGTTCCTCTGGACCACAAGACACAAGTAGTCTTGGTTATCTGGTTCCAGGGTTTTCTGGAACCTCTGGCGGTGTATCAGGTAAAACTAGAGCAACTGAATCAGGAACTTGGAGATGTATATCACAAGCTATTTATAATAAATTTACCACTTCAGGAAACAGCGGTGGAACTTATACTATTTCTGGCGCCGGATTATTTCAGAGGATATCATAATGGCAACATACGAATCAAAAAAATATAGAACTATACCAATTAACGCAGAACAGATAGCTGATGAGTCTATTAGCAATACAGAGTTCCAACATCTTAATGGTGTTACAGGAGATATACAGACTCAAATAGGTAACTTAGATACTAGCAAATTACCTAAAGCAGGTGGCACAATAACTGGCAATATTACTATCACTGATAATGATCATCTTTATGTTGGAGATGGTCAAGATTTAGATCTTTATTCTGATGGCAGTAAGATATTTTTTAAAACAAATGATTTAGCAATGCAAACATCTACTGGAGAAAACTATGCTGTAATGACTGCTAATGGTGCTGTGGCTTTATATTACGACAACTCGCAAAAAGTTACTACAACATCAAGTGGAGTTAGTGTTAGTGGTCTAATGGCCGCGACCACTGCTTCGACTACCGGTAACATGACTTGTGGTGGTGCCCTTACAGCTACCGGAGACATAACCGCATTTTCTAGTGAAGCATTGAAAGATGATATAAAAACAATTGACAACGCATTGAGCAAAGTATGTGATATGAGAGGTGTATATTATACCAAGGATGGTGAATCGGGGACCGGTGTTATAGCAGAAGAGATAGAAAAAGTTTTACCTGAAGTCGTTAGAGAAGGTGAGCACAAATCCGTTGCTTATGGAAATATTACAGGTATTCTTATTGAAGCTATTAAAGACTTAGGCTATGAGGTTAAAAAACTAAAGGAGTCTAAGTAATGGCTGGTCTAGCTGCTAACACTAAAGTTCCATCATCTGGACCAATTTCTATTACTGCTCTTAAAGCTGCTTATGCTAATCAGATAGCACGAAACAATATGAATGGAGGAGGTAATGGTAATAACATGGACTCATATAGAGGACCTTCATATCTTTCAGTTTCATCTGTGCCTTTTAATAGTACTACTGCACCAACTAGGCAATATCCATCTAGTTCTGGATCAATAAGTTTTTCTCAAATGAGAAATAGAATTGATTGGTTACAAGCTACTCCAGTTGCTAACCAACAAATTAATATGATTTCAGATCAATATCCAATTGGAGGCTGTGCTGGAGCCGGTGTTAAAGGTATGAATTTTAGAACAGACGGTTCAAAAAATGTTGCTATTTATTGTGGTGGTGCGTATGCTGACTATTCTTCAGTTGGTTCAACAAATTATGACACTTCTTATGGTGGAACAGTTACTGCATGGACTGGTGACTCTACTAGTGACTACGGTCCTTCCCCTGTTGGTGGCACCGGCAAAACTTTTACTCTTAGCGGACTCAGTGGATCTAACCACGACGCAACTTCTAATCCAGGAAAAAGTATATACGCATATAGTAGGGATAACGTTGTATTAACTGTTAGAATGCTTTGGAACTCAGATACTGGACTTGGTGTTCAAATTATATATAACTGTAAAGGTGGTACTTGGCCTAATGGTAATGGCTATAGTTTAGTAACTCTTTGGAACTCAAACACTACACTTAACATGACCTTTGAGGAAACAACGGGATGACATTAATTAAAGCACAATTTCAACCAGGCATCGATAAGCAAACTTCTACCTATGGCGCAGAAGGTAAATGGGTTGACTCTAAAAATGTTAGATTTAGAACAGGTCTACCAGAAAAAATTGGTGGTTGGGAAAAAGTTGTTAATAAATATATTGCTGGTGTGGTTAGAGGCGTTAAAGCATGGGTGTCAAACACAGGTGTGCGTTACATAGCTTTAGGAACAGATAGAAAACTATATGTTTATTCCGAAGGTATTTTTTTCGATATTACTCCTTTGCGTAGAGACAATGTAGGACTAACTAATCCTTTTACAACTACTTCTGGTTCTTCAACAGTTACAGTTGCAGACAACAGTCACGGTTTTGCAGTTGGTGATTTTGTAATATTTAAAAACTTTTCAGCTGTTGGCGGTCTTGATATGAACAATGAGTTTGAAGTCAAGTCTGTTGTTAATACTAATTCGTTTACAGTGCAACACACCTCAAATGCTACCGGTTCTGTATCAGGCGGAGGAGGTTCAGGAAATTTAGATGGTTTAATACCTGTTGGAACTAATGTTTCTACATTTGGTTTTGGTTGGGGTGTAGGTGCTTGGCAAGGAACTGGCCGAGCTTGGAACACACCAAGTTCTACTTCTACTGTAGCGTTGGATGCTACTTACTGGTCATTAGATACGTTTGGTGAAGATTTATTAGCGATTCGTAATAATGATAAGTTGTATCGTTGGGATTTATCAGCGGGCACCGGAACGCGGGCCGCGGCTGTTGCAGGTGCACCAGAAAGAAGTCGTTTGACCTTAGTGTCTTCTCCTGACCGACATATATTTTTATTTGGTACAGAGGTAACAATTGGAAATGCAACTACACAAGATGATTTATTTTTAAGGTTTTCTTCACAAGAAGATTTTAATACATGGGCTCCAGCAAGTACAAATACTGCTGGTACTTTTAGGATACAAGACGGCTCTAAAATTATGTCTGCAGTTAGGTCTAGAGGATCTATTCTTGTGTGGACAGATACAGCATTACACTCGCTTAATAATATCGGTCCACCTTTTATTTTTGGTCTAAGTCAAATTGGAGCAAACTGTGGAGCGGTGTCACCTAATTCAGTAGTTGATGTTAATGGTGTAACTTTCTGGATGTCACAAACAGCTTTCTATATGTTTGATGGTGCAATTAAAAAACTACCTTGCACTGTTCAAGATTTTGTATTTGATGATATTGATGGTACTGCACAAGGGCAAGTAGCTGCAGCAGTTAACACTGATTTTAATGAAGTAACTTGGTTTTATCCGACTAACAATTCTAACTTTTTAAATAAATCAGTTACGTATAATTATTTAGAAAACGTTTGGTATACTAATGATGGGTTTGCTAGAACAGGTTGGATCGATCGTGGTGTTTATAGTGCGCCTTATGCACCCTGTTATAAACCAACTGTTTTACCTAACAATGAAGTTATCATGGGTGTTACTGCTGGGTCTAGTATACTATATGCACATGAAGCAGGTTTTAATGATGACGGTGCAGCGATGGAATGTGAAATAACTAGTGGTGACTTTGACATACAAGAAGGCGACGAAGTATTTTTATGTAATAGAGTATTGCCTGATTTTAAAACACTTACTGGTAATGCTGATGTTAGAGTTAGGTTTGCTAATTACCCTGCAAGTACAAACACCAGAGATTTTACATCAACAATAACAGACACGACTAAATTCTTCTCTGTCAGAGGCAGAGGACGACAAGCAAATCTTAAAATTAGTGCTGATGCTGTTAATGATAACTGGAGATTTGGAACTATACGAATGGACATTAAACCGGATGGCAGAAGATAATGGCTAGAATTAATATTACTAGGCTTCCGTTGCCGCAAGATAAGTTTGATAGACAACAGCAAGATATTCTGATACGTGAATTAGAAAGTATCATACAACAGTTAAACTTTACGTACCAGCAAGATCTACGTGAAGAGCTAACAGCAAGGATATGGTTTTTAAAATGAGTGATGTATATAAAAATAGAAGTGTAACTTTAGCTACTACAAACCAAACAGTAATATATACGGTGCCAACAGCTAACGTTACTACGGTGCCACCACAAAAACCAGTGCAAGCTTTGATCAAGTCTATCCGAGTATGTAATGATTCAGGAGGAGCGGTTACAATAACAATAGTAAATACAGACGCTAGTGTTGGTGCGGATATTAAAATTACAAACCTTTTATCTATTGCGTCAAACACTGCCGTAGAAATACTGGATCAAACTTTGGTGGTAGAAGACGGAGACATAATTAAAGCAACAGCTAGCTCAGGAGGCGCGCTAGATATAATAGTTTCAGTATTGGAGATAACATAATGAAAAAAATACAAGACGCTAAAATCATAGGACATCAGCAAATAGAGGGTAAAAAAGTACCTGTTCTACAACCTGAGGTACACCAACGAATCTATTGCAAAAACTGCGAGAATGAGGTAGATTCAGACGAAGAGGCAACTGGAGTATGCAGTAATTGTGGTGAGCCTTGGGCAGTCCACAAAGCTAAAGATATTCAAGTGAAAGTAATTCAGATACCTATAGGTTCTGGAACTGGCGAATAAACAAGACTAGCCAACTTGCGATAAATTATGGATGATCTGTTAGACATCATAGCCCTATATAAAGACCACTATCCTTTATGGGCCAACGACAGTTTAAAAGACATTTATGCACATATTTATCCTTCTCTAATTTTAAATCAGTTTACCGTTAATCGTGATGATGACGGGATTTACGGGTTTACAAATTGGGCGTTTTTAAATGACGAAACAGAACAAAAATTTTTAGACGAAAGATCGTTAGATCTAAATGAATGGAAGACTGGAAATAAGACTTGGGTTATAGATACGATATATACAAAAGAACACAATGCTATGAAATTTAATAAAACATTTTTTACTCATTTATTAGGCCCAGGAAAAACAGTGCAATGGTTGCGACTAGCTCCAAATGGATTAATCAGAAACCATTTTAAAGTTATTACAAAGGAGGCCTGGTTGTAATGGGTTCTATTAAGAAAAAATTAACAAAAACACTTCGTAAGATTACACCAAAAGAGATAGCACCTATTTTACCTTTTGTGGCTATGGCTATTCCAGGTATGCAAGGAATAGGGATGGCTATGAGATATGCCTTACCACAACTATTAACAGCAGCAGCATCGGCAAGACAATCAGGTGACATAAATTTAATGAACCAAGCATTGGCATTAGCTGGAAGTTATGCAGCAGGTCCTGGTGGATCAGCAGCTACTGACGCACAAAAAGCTTTTGCCGCAAAGGCACCTCAAACTGAAATGATTAATGCATCTAGAAGTGCTAGAGGAGCATCGTCTTTAGGACAAATATCAAACCCAACTTTAGCAGCAACTAATCCAGCTGCTTTTGCCGCAAATAATGCAAAAGACTACTCTGCTTTTTTAACAAATAATCCAAACATAGAGAGATCTTTCATGGATTCTTTTAGAGAAAATATTTTACAGCCCGCTAACGCAGGTTTGAATGATCCGTTTAGTAAAAAAGGTTTGATGACTATAGGTGGCGCTGGTGCGACCATGGCAACAACTGATTATGCTAAGAAAAAAGAAAATGAAATGGAACAAGAAAACGAAGAACGAATGGGTTTCATCGGAGATTACTATGACGCAACAGAAGCAATGAAAGATTATTTTGTAAACCAAGAATACAGTTTAGAAGATGTTTATGGTAAAGGTAATATACCAAGTTTCTTACTTGCAAACGGTGGTCGTGTTAATAAAAACATGGGCGGTATAATGAATGCTGGAAGTATTCCACAAACAATGTCTATTCCACAAGGTATGCAGTTAGACGGTAGAGGTGGCGGTTTTATACCAATGGGTGCACAAGAAAAACAAGATGACGTGCCAGCGATGTTAGCAAAGAATGAATTTGTAATGACGTCGGATGCAGTAAGAGCAGCTGGCGGCGGTAGTGTTGAAAAAGGTGCACAAAAAATGTATGACTTAATGAATCAATTAGAGGCTCAAGCATAATGGCAACATATGAAGAAATATTAGCTGATATAAACAAAGCTAGAGAAAATTTACCTAAAGAGTCCCTTAGTATTAGTGAAGGTTCTCCTGCTTATGAAGCGTTAGTTGCAGCCTATGCACCTGAGTTAGCAAAACTAGGAAAGACTCCTATACCACAAAAAGGACCACTATTACCATCTGTTGCAGGACAAACTGATTTACAAGGTGAAGCGGCTACACTAGCAGCAAGACAAGCAGGACTCATAGGTGCCAACCAATCAATGGTTTTCAACCCTGCTACGGGAACATTTGATTTACCTGCAAATCCACAAGGAGGAATTGCGGGATATCAACAGTATTTAGATGACGCGACTACAGCACAACAAGCAGGGCAAGATTTAATTATAGATCCAGCAACAGGTAAAGCAAGACCAGCGGCTGGCGGTACAGCGATGACAAATGCACAAACTGCTTTTGATGCTCAACAAGCGGCAGCGGCGGCAGGACAAGGAGCAAGTGATGCGTATACACAAGCGGCAGCAGGTTATGTAGGCCCAGGTGCTTATCAGCAATTTATGTCTCCATATCAGCAAGACGTTATCGATGCGACTATGGCCGACATGAATCAGAAACTACAAGAACAACAAGCGCAACTTGGTGCAAGTGCCGGTAATGCTTTTGGTGGTGGACGATTTGGAGTTGCACAAGGACAACTAGCTTCATCTGGAGCTATCGGTCAAGCATTGGCTGGAGCGCAATTAAGACAACAAGGATTTAGTCAAGCACAACAAGCAGCAGCACAAGCATACCAACAACAAATGGGTATGGGTTCACAGGCAATGCAACAGGCGCAACAAAACGCAGGTCTATACGGAGCAGCTGGACAATCTCAATTAGGATTATCGCAAGCTCAACAAGGACAGCTAGCAACTCAATTACAACAATTAGGTCAACAAGGACAAATGGCACAAGGAATGGCTACATTACAACCACAACTTGCTGCACAAAACATTGGTCAGATTGGTCAACTTGGTGCACAACAACAAGCACAAGCACAAACAATTCTAGACACTGCAAGAGCAGCAGCGAAACAACAAGCTTACGAGCCGTATGAAAGATTAAGTTTCATGGGTAGTCAGTTAACAGGATTAAAAGGTGGATACCCTGGAGCTACATATAGTGCAGCACCACAACCAGGAACTAGTCCAACTGCAGGAATCTTAGGACTACTAACAGGAGGCGCGGGCCTTGCAACGGGGATCGCGGGTATGATGAATCCTCAACCAACATTTAACTTTCCAATGGGTGGGTAATGTCTAAAATATTAAAAAGAAAAATGTTTAAATTAGGTGGTGAGGTCAGTAAGTCTCACGGCGTTGGATTAACACACGGATTAAAATTTAATAAAGGTGGTAAAGTTGCTCCTGTAGGTAGTGACGTTTATCCAAAAGTTATGGGCCCCGATGGTCAAATGAGAGAAGGACATGGTCTTGGAATGCTTTTTGCTCCAGGTATGGCAATAGCTAGAAGTGGAGCTGGACTTGCAGCGAAAGGATTAGGTAAACTAGCGCCAGGTTTTTTAAAGAACTTTGGTAGTAAAGGTGGCGTAAAAGATTTTGTATTAAAGTCATCAACTGGTTCAACTAGACCTAGTACAAAACAAATTGCAAGAATGACACCAGACGAAATAGCAAGAACTGTTGGTAAGTATGGTTTTGGTCCAACAGGTCGTGGAGCTCAAGGATTAAGAGCGGCTCAGCTAGCTTTAACTCCAACTGGGCTAACTGCTACAGGCGTAGGCTTAGCAGGTGCAGCAGCTCAAAGAGCAGGGTTATTAAATCCTATAGAAGCAGATGATGCCCCATTTACTAAATTTGGTAAGGGAACATTACAATCATTAGCTGATTTTAATTTACTAAATGCTGCATCACTGGGAATTCAAAAAGGTGTGGGTGTAGAAGATCCAAAAGGTTTATACGAACTAGTTGCTGGAGGAGACAAAGTTAAAAAAGTAAAGAGTATTGCTAAAGAAACCACAGAAAAAGAAGAAGAAGATATGTCAGAAATGCAAAGTGAAGCACAAAGAAGAATGGCAGAGTACTATCAACTTCTAGGTGGTGGACAAACAAATAAAATGATGCAAGCAAGTAAAGCTTTATTAGCGGCAGCTCCATTAGTGTCTGACGGTGACTATGCAAGAGCAATGTCAGCAGCTGGTGGCGAACTAATAGAAGCACAAGAACAAGATGGAAAAATTGCACAAGAAGCAGCGTTGATGACAATACAAGAAATGAGACAAGAAGAAGCTGCTAAACAAGAAACTATTAATCAGATTATGTTAAACAACGGCATAGACTCAGCAGTAGAAGCAGAGCGTGTCTACGAGGCTATGGAAAAAACAGGATCAGCATCAGCTATTAAACAATTACCTCTTAAAACAAATGGTAAACAAGATACTGAGCTAACTCAACCGGGTGTAGTCTACACAGACGTAACTAACATATCTGGATCATTGTTTGTTGTTTATAACTCAGCCGAAGAACCACTAAGGACAAACGACTACCAGGCCGCATTAGCTCACGCGGAGGAGTAACATGTCTATAATACCAACATTAATAAAAGGTGTTAAAGGCGCTAGTAAACTTAAAAGTATTTTAATTAAAGCCGAAAAAACAGATAGAAGAAAACCTGGTAATCTTGGTCTAGACACAAAACTAAAAGCTATTGCCTACAAATTTAAAAACCCTTACGCTACAACGGATGAAGTAGCAGATAAATTTAAACTTGCTCATGGTTCTGCAGGTAATTATATAAAAGACGCCGGCTTATCTACTCCAATTGTTGGTTTAAAGAAAAAAACAAAAGATGAGATACAACAGGTAATAAAGGGATTTAAACAATACAAAAAAGAATTTGGCAAAAACCCATCTAAAGATCAACTTTCTACATATCTTGGTTTTGAAAAAATTGGTGGTGCTAGTAAAATTAGTAGACTAACAGATTATATAAAAAAAGCTGGAGTAAAAGACCCTTTTAAAAATTTAAAATTTAAACTAGGAACAGCAACTAGAGATGGTAAGTATAAAAGGTCAGACATAATAGAATTTAAAGATATAAAAAAACAAGAATTTTATAATGATCCAAACATACCTAAAGAAGTAAAAGACATAAGAAGAAGAATAGATAAAACTACTAGAAAATGGAATAAGGCAAACCCTCTTGATAAAAGAGTATTAGACCATATTGATAATTACTGGAACGCTGCATCAAAAGAAGTGCCTTATGAAGATATAGCTAATTGGCAAATTATTGGTAAAAAAATTAATGGGGTTAAAGCTGCTTTATATGAAAACACTAAAACAGGAGCTAAACATTTAAGCAATAAATTAAAAAATGCAAAAGGCAAAGAAGAGAGACTAGCTATACAGAAGTTATTTGAAGAGCAAATGACAAAACATATGAATATAGTTGATAGAGGTGACGTTATATTAAAGCTTAAAGGAATAGATGGGATACCTAATAAATTTGCTCGTTATGCAGAAAAAAACACTAAAGAATTTTTTAACACCATGGATCCTATGGAAAGACTAACTTCACAATTAGATGAAATGGACATGATTCTTGAAGCAGGAGTAACTCCACAAATTAGTCCTGGCATGATGAATGTTGTTAAGTCTGTTAAGGCAGCAGGTTTTGAAGAAGGAGGTCGTGTTGGTTATGCTGACGGCTCTGGACCAGAAGGGGTGCAGCCTTTAGACTTTGATCAGTTTTTAAAAATTAACGAAACAGAACACGGATTAGTTGGTAAAGATTTAATTGACGAATCTATTAAAGATTTTTTTAGATCTAGAAAAGACAGAAAGAAATTTCTTTCTGGCGGAGCTGTATCAATAGATGGCGGTGGCGTAGGATCATCTGTCGACAATCAAGTAGGAATGTTTCAATCAGTATTATCTGGAATAGGTGCAGGTATAATTGATATACCTAAAGGTGCATTTAGTTTAGGAGCAAGTTTAATGGACTTGGGATTAGGAACAAGTCATGCAGCAAGTGTAGAAAAATTTTTTGATGATCTAACTACGTTAGATGAAAAAGCAGAAGCAACAACTGCTGGTAAGATTACTCGTATCATGACTAACTTAGGTATTCCCGGAACATATGCGTTTAAAACAGCCGCAGGATTATCAAAGAAAGCTTTACTAGCAAAAAAAGCTGGAACGTATTGGAAGCCTACTAAAAACGCTGCAGGAGAATTAGAAAAAACATTAACTAATAAAGGTCGTATGTTGACAACTCTTGGTGGTGTAGGTGGTGTTGGAGCAAGTGATGCTATTTTTGTAGGTGACGCAGAACAAGTTGGAACACTTGGTGACGCGTTTAACATAGGAATAACGCAACTTGCTGACAACGACGAGAACAACGCAGCGCGGACCGTAATGAACAGAGTCAAGTTTGGTATAGACTCAGCATTTCTAGGTGGCGTTATTGGTGGAACGGGGACCGCTATTAAACAAGCAGTAAAGAGAAGTAATAAATTAAATCGTAACAATGATTTTATAGATAAAATATTAGAGTACACTACTCCACAAGGAAGGAAAGACTAAAGAATTTTTTGAAATGGAACGTGAATTAATTGGTAAACGTTCTGCAGACGCTAATCGTATTCAAGAGCTACATAGGCAATTAGATAAAAACATAGACGCACTGTATCCTTTTGTATCAAGAATAAGTGGTGTTGGAGTGCAAAAAGAAAGAGATGCTATGGTTAAAGTAATAAACAACGCTTTAACTTCAGGTAAGCCAAACGTTAAAGAAGTTGTAGACGAAGCTGGAGAAAAGGTTGCTCAGTTTACTCTTGGCGACATGGACGCAAAAGCATTATCTGAACTTAGAAAATTAAAACTAAAAGATCCTGAAGAAGTTATTAAAATACTGCAGCAGTCTAGAAAAATTATGGATAATTCTTTTACTGCTATTGGAAGCAATATTCTTAAATCAGGGACTGCTACTAAAGAAGCTGCTGACGCTACCCTAGAGCGTTTTGGTAAATTTAAAACTGCGTTTGAAACAAAATCTTTAGATTGGATAAATGACACTTATCAAATATATGGAAACAAAAGCAGTGACGCCTTAAAAGGCTTTAGACCTGCTGATGAAGCTATTACTAATGCAAAAGAATTGTTTAAACAATTATCTTTAAAAAGAACTGGTAAAGCTATGAGTGATGAAGACGCTGCTTATGAAGTAGAACGTATTTTAGAAAGCACTAAAAAAACTATGTCTAAGTCGCCTAACAAAGCATTGTCTTCTGAAGCAGAAGGTGTACCGTTTATAAAAGATGAAACAGGGTTTTTAAAAGACACTGCGATTTCTGACTGGACTAAAGAATATTTGCCATTAAACAAATTAGCAAAAGATGAACTTACAGGTTCTCTAACAGGCCTAACTCCTAAAAATATCATGGATGATTTACTTGGTAAGGTAAATGATCCTAGTGCAACAATATTAAACTCTATGTCTAAACTTTCTTTAATTAGACGTAAGTACGAATTCTTTGATGATTTAAGTAGTACTATGATGGGTAAACAGTTTTTTACTAGCAGAAGAGAAGCGGCTAAAGTTTTTGGTGATAATAATGTTTATGAAAAAGGAATTAATATGCAAGCTACTCAACCTGGAGGAAGCATGTATACAGAAGCCCTTAACCCATTGCAAGGAGTATACACAAGTAAAGGTATTCAAGATGCGTTAGAAGGTGTTAACAAAGGTTTTTTTGATTTTACAGAAGCGGATAACATATTTGCTTCTATGTATAACAATTTAATTCTATACCCAAAAGCAACTTCGCAGTTAGCTAAAACAGTTCTTTCTCCTATTACACACGTACGTAATTTAATTTCTGCAGCTGCGTTTTCTTCAGCCAACGGTATTATGCCATTAATGAACAAAGAAGCATTAGACGAAGCAATGGGAGCATTTAGACAAGTTGGTGCAAAAGGCAGCGAGGCTTCTAACAAAAGATACAGAGAACTATTAAGACTTGGTGTAGTTAATAAAAACGCTAGATTAGGTGACCTAGAAGATTTACTTGCCGATATAGATTTTGGTTCAAAAGCATCACAGATGCGAGCTATACGATCCTTTACAAAGGCAGGTAGTAAACTTAAAGAGGGTGCAACAGACCTGTATACAGCTGAGGATGATTTTTGGAAAATATTTACATTTGCAACAGAGCGCTCTCGTATAGGTAAAGCTTTAGACAAAGCAGGAATAGATAAAAATGTTTTTGCAACTTCTGCTGACAATGATTTAGGCAGGGCCTTTGCTAATGCAGATGAATATTTAGATGAAGCAGCTGCAAACATTGTACGTAATAATGTACCTAACTATGATTATGTTTCTAAGTTTGTAAAAGATTTAAGAAGGGCTCCGTTTGGTAACTTTGTGTCTTTCCCTGCAGAAATTATGCGTACTAGTGTAAACATTATGGGTAAAGGTTTGAAAGAATTTAACTATGTAGATCCTGTTACAGGAGCTAAACCATTTAGAGCAATAGGTATGCAACGTTTAGCTGGGTTTGGTGCAACAGCTGTAGCAATACCTTACGCAACTGTAGAAGCTTTTAAAGCAGCTTACAACGTAAGTGGTATTGAAATGGATGCACTAAGAAGATTTGTTCCTGACTGGTCTAAGAATTCAACACTAATACCGATTAAAGATGAAGATGGTAAACTAAAATATATTGATTTTTCTCACGCTAATGCATACGACACAATGATTAGGCCTTTTAAAACTGTTATGAATGCAATTGCAGATGGTAGAACTGATAATGATACTATTATGGAAGATGTTATACAAGGAACAGTAGAGGCAACTTCAGAACTGGGCTCACCTTTTATTAGTGAATCTATTTGGACACAAGCTATTGGTGATGTTTTTTTAAGAGGAGGTCGTACTAAAGATGGTAGAAGGCTATATACAGATCAAACACCGTTCGGTGATCGTGTATTTGAAGCAGCTAAACATATGGCAGAAGCGCAGTATCCAGGTTCAATTAAACAAGGACAAAGACTATTTCAATCTATAACAAAAAACCCTGATGAATACGGCAGAACTTTTGAACTAAAAGACGAAGCATTAGGTTTTGCTGGACTACGTGCAGTAGAAATTGATCCGGTAACTTCCATGAAATTTAAAATTGCTAGTTTTAGAACTGGTATTAATAATGCTCGTCGTGAGTTTACTTCTCCTTTACTTAAAGGTGGACCGGTGACTCCAGAACAAATTGTTGATAGATATAAAATTGCTAACGAAGCTTTATACAAAGTGCAGAAAGAAATGTCACAAGATTATTATGGAGCATTAATACTTGGTGCCGGCAATAAGCCATTACAAAATGAGTTTAAAGACAGAGTATCTAACGCTCAACTTAGAGCTATTATAAATGGAGATTTTAAACCATTTATACCATCAGAAAACATTCAAAAAGCATTTAGGGACAACGCTAATAAAATAGGTCAAGGTGATCCGTATAGCGCAGCCAAAGCAACAATTAATAGAATAGCTAGGCAGTATAATAAACTTAAATTATTTGATGATGCTTTACCAGATATAGAAAACCCATTTAGTGCTTCTACTGTAGGTTTACCTTCATTAAATACTACACAAACTAGTTTACCTGGATTGAATACTGGTATAAATTCACTTACTGGGGGTACTTCCAGTCTAGGACTAAACAGAACCATGCAAAAAGGCCAACAAGTTTTTGGTCCAAACGATACAGTATTTGGGAGCTAATTATGGAAATGGAACCACAAACAGAACGCGAACACATAATTTCAATACAGGGACATATAACCGGAGTGAAACGAGAAGCTAGATAATATAAAACAAGATGTGTCACACGTGCACAAGGACGTAGAGAAATTGGGCGGTAAGATAGACAAAATCTATTGGGTTGTTTTAACTACGGTGGGGGCCGTTGGTTTAATTGTTATTGAGACATTGTTAGGGATGATTAAATGATACCTATAGGAAACATAAACCTTGACGAATTAGAAATACCTGGCAATACTCCTGATATGCTTGGATTTGGCGCGTCGATACCTGGAGGACCAGGAGCAGAACAAATGCCAAAAGGAATACTACAAGGAATAGCTGCTAAACAACCTGCTCTAGGACAACTAGGGCCTGATCCAAGTGTAATATTCGACGAAACTTTTGGTGGTCAAAAAATACCATATAATGCAACGGTTGCTTCAGATCCATATAAAAATTACAACGTAGCAGATACTTATAAGCAATCTGACTTCTACGATAATTCTATGAACTCTCAAGGATATTTAGATTTTCTTCAAGACGCTAGAGATAATTTTATGAGAAGAGATATGCAAATGGATGGGAAGTCTGCGGCGTACAATGATGCACGAAGTAAAATTTTTGATGCATACGACACCTTTAATCCAGTAACTAATATAGCTGAGCAAAAAGCGTACTATGCTGCAAACCCATATACACTTGGTGGTCCTGGAAACGTAAGAAAATACGACGATGGTTTCTTTTTAGAGCCAATTCCAAGAGGTGGATTTGTTCCAAGAGGTGGAAGTGAAATGGACCCAGGAACAGGAATGAATCTTAGTCCTACTGGTCAAATATTAGATGAATTTGGTAATCCTGTTACGGGTACAGCCACAGCAGCTGCAGGAATGGGTCAAGAAGACAATCGTTCTTTAGAAGAAAAAATGATAGAAAGGTATGGCAGTATGGACAACGTACCTCATACTAATTTAGGTTTTGAACCAGCTCCTACAAATACTATGCAGCCAATATTAACACCTGGAGTTGATTATGATGCGCAAGCGAATGATGCTGGTGGAATGAATACTTTTGCAGACAATACTGATTTCTTTAACAATATGCATTCATCACCATTTACAAATGCCAGCATATTCGCAAACGAACCCACTGGTCCCGTAACTCCACAACAACCAACAGGTGGTATGAATTCTGATTTTGCAAATCAATTATTAAGTGGCATAGGTAATCTGTTTGACAAATATTTATCAAGCCCAAGTATGAAACAAAATAATTTAGGTATGGGTTCTACTAATCAAATAACACCACCTACTCCACCAGAACAAATGATGACAGCAGACACACAAAGCTCTATGCCTAACTCTCTAGGTAGCCAAGGAATGTTTACACCGGGCCGAGGATACTAATGACATTTTCTGAAGCCTTTGCAAAAGCAAGAAAAGAACAAGGACCAGGTGGGGTATTTACCTACAAAGGTAAAAAGTATTCTACTAATAGAGCCGATGATAAAGCAAAGACAGCCAAGAATAATGTAGAAAAGAAAACAGATATTATTCCTGTTAAAAAACCTAAAGTAGAAAAGAAAACAGAAAAAAAGAAAAAAGATATTATTCCTGTTAAAAAACCTAAAGTAGAAAAGAAAAGTGATCTAGTTTCTGATAATATAGAGTATCAAATTAAAGATTTAATTCAAAAAAATGTTTTAGGACCACTGGGCTTTGACCCTAAAACGTTAACAGAAGAAGATTTTGGTGACACCACTATAGACGCTTTAAAAATAGCTGCACAGAACGCTATTGATGCTGATAGGGAAGGAGTTATTTATGCAGACTACGACGATATTTTAGGTAGCACATATAGCGACTCTATATTTAAGTCAATTACTGACCCAGACAAAATTGCAAAAACAACTTTTGGTATGAGTGGGTCACCAATGACAGTTGGAGAAGATGGAAATTTATATTTTAATGATCAGTACAATTTTGATAATCCTCAAGGGAGTAATCTTGGTGAAAAGATGCTTATGCTTGGTAAAGACGTTGTTAATAATCCAAGTCCTTATGGCATTATGAGAGCAATAAGTGGACAGTTTGGATCAGGAACTGGAGAAGGATCTCCAATAAAAATTAATCTTGGACCAGCATCTGACTTTTATGATGAAGATCAACTAGCCGGTATCATGTCAACAGAAGCAGCAAAGGATAAAGCATAATGAACTTATCAAACAACTTTACATTAGCAGAGCTAACTAAATCTCAAACAGCGGTACGTAAGAATATTAATAATGAACCGGGGACCGCGGAGATTGAAAATCTTATTCACCTAGCGAAGACTGTCTTACAACCAGTGCGCGAGCATTTTGGTAAACCAGTCATGATATCCTCAGGCTACAGAAGCCCAGAGCTGTGCGAGGCTATCGGGTCTTCGGCTAAGTCACAGCATGCCAAGGGTGAGGCAGCAGACTTTGAGATTAATGGAGTTGACAACAAGGAACTTGCATCGTGGATTAGTAAAAACTGTGACTTTGATCAATTGATACTAGAGTTCTATGATGGTGTTGATCCCAATTCAGGGTGGGTTCATTGCTCAGCATCCATGTCAAGATCAAGAAAACAAACATTGAAGGCAGAAAAAGTAGAAGGAAGAACGTCGTACGTTCCAATTCTTTTTTAGATCCAGTTCTTAAGATCTTCTCCCATAATTTCATTTGCTATATTTACCTTTGTCCTTAATGCTTTTACAATACGTTCATCTATAGTACCTTCTGCAATTAAATCTATGTACAATACACTGCCAGTCTGGCCGATGCGGTGCGCTCTATCTTCTGATTGTAGTCTTTTTTCTAGGTCATATGAGTTAGAAAAGTAAATTACTGTATTTGCGGCCGTAAGGGTAATTCCGTACCCTCCAGTTTGTGCATTTCCTACGAAATAGCGTGTAGGGCCCTTTTCTTGCTGAAACTGAGCAATGTGCTCCTGGCGAAGGGTAGCATCCACCCCACCGTGATATTCGACTGTAGAGGCTTCTCCGTAAGCTTTTTTTAAAGATTCGACTATTTTTTTGATGTCCTCACGGTAAGTTGCCCATATTATGACCTTGCCGTCAGTTTCTTCTAGACAATCCATTAAAGCCTGTATTCGATTGTTAGGAAGATGTTTTACTGTACCATCGTCAGCTTTAAACGTACCACAAGTGACTTGATGCAACCGCATCAACTGTGTCATAACATTTACTGTTGACATAACTTTGCCATCTTCTGTAAATGCCAACGCCGTTTCTTTTAGTTGCGCGTATATTTCTTTTTGCTCTTTAGATAATTCTACAATACGTTTAGTAAATACTTTTTCTGGTAGATCTAAGCAGTCTTCTTTCAACACACGATAAGAAAAATCATCTAGCTTATCTCCAAGTTCATCTAGTCTTCTATAACTAGTAACTAATTGCACTGAACGACCGCCAAAATTTCTCTTGACCATATTTGCATAACGTGCACGAAAACTGTAATAAGAGTTGTGGCCTAATAGCCAAGGGTCCAGGAATTCACATTGACTATATAAGTCAAGCGGAGACTTGGTTACGGGAGAGCCTGTCAATATTCTACGGTACTTCGCGAGTTCCCCAATGGTTAAAATATTTTTTGTTCGCTTTGCTGTCGGACTCTTGATCGTCGTAGATTCGTCAATTCCTATTAAAGCTCTTCCAAGAAAGATGTTAAGGAAACTATGCGCAAAGTCCAGACCTTTCGACGTAGAAAAAGCTTCTACGTTCATTATCAGTATCTTAAGTTCTTCTTTACCATCAAATAATGTATCTAACTCAGTCTGTTTTTTCTTAGTTATGTTTGCTTCCCACAATACTTTTGTGTGTTCGACATGGTCTGGTAGATGTACAGGAAATTCTATTTGGTCCCAATTCTTGTAAACACCTTTAGGTGCCACTATTAGTGCACCGCGGATCGCGCCATTGTCGTATAACATAGCAATGTTATCCACAAGTACTTTAGATTTGCCGGTACCCATTTCCATGAATAAAGCGTAGTTTTTCTGCGCCCACGACTTTTTTAAAGCCTTTAATTGATGGGCATAAGGCTTGGTTTTATACCTATATGTATCTATCATAAAATAATTTATTATTCTTTCTTGACATTAATGTATATATGATTATCTTATTGTCAACAAGAAAGTATAATAAAAATGAAACACAGAATTTTTGAACTATATAAACCACGTTCACTCGCAGAGTTTTTGGCATTCTACAAAGAGAATCCTAAGGAAACTTTTGTATATGTATTACAGCACCCGGCGCCACAAATAAATATTTTAAGTGCGTCAGATTTTGGATATTTGGTAATTTGTTTACCATCAACAGATAATATGTTGTACAGCACGGCACCTTTTATTAGAAAGATGAGAAAAAATTTACAGGATTTTAAACCCGATGATTATATTTTATGTACGGGTGATCCTTCAATTATTGGATTATCCACTGCTATTGTTAGTGACATTACGCAAGGACAGTTTAATCTCTTGAAATGGGATAGACAAGAGAGAAGATATTATCCCTTAATGATAGACATATATAATAAAGGAGAAATAGAGTGAGTACACTTACATTAGATGATCTAGAACAAGATCAACAAAACTTAATAGAAAAATCAGATATAAAAACTTTGGCTATGCATTGTCAAGAACTGCAGGCGCATGAAGAAGAGATTATAAGACTAGAAGAACAAGTTAAAGATATCAAACAAAAAGCAGATAAAATTTCATCAGAGGTGATACCAGAATTACTTGCAGAGCAAGGGCTGTCATCTTTGAAACTTGCTGATGGTAGTGGAGTAGAAGTTAAAAAAACTTACAGTTGCACTGTAAAAAAAGACTCTATGGAATTAGCATACAACTGGCTTCGAGAGAATGGACTCGGTGATCTTATTAAAAATGAGGTTGCTGTTACATTCGGTAAAGGCGAAGATAACAAGGCAGAGCAATTGCTTAGCCTTGCAGAGCAAGAAGGTTATGAGCCTCAACAAAAACAAAAAGTTGAGCCCATGACATTGAAGGCTCTCTACAGGGAGCGTGTCGAGGCCGGCCTCGACATGCCTTCCGAATTCTTTCACACGTTTGTGAAGGATCAAACTAAAATAGGCCGGAAATCGTGAATCATGAAACATTAACAAGGAGAATATAATCATGAACCAAGTAGCAGAAAAAAAGAAGACAGACATTGCTTTAACAAGCATGTTTGAAGAAGACGCTAATACAGCTATAGGAGAAATGGGAGCAGAAGATTTTGCTTTACCTTTCCTAAGAGTATTAGGACAACTATCACCCGAGATAAATAAACGGGACGCTAAGTACATAGAAGGCGCTGAAGCAGGTATGATATTTAATACCGTGACTAAGCAAGTGTATGATGGTGAGAAGGGAATCAACATAATTCCATGTTATTATAAACGTGAGTATGTTGAATGGTCGGATAGAGGAACAGGAACAAGTGCTCCTGTAGCTATACATCCGTCAACAAGTGATATCATCAATCAAGCTAAACGTGATGCAAATTACAAAGATAGATTATCTAATGGTAACTATCTTGAAAACACTGCATCGTATTTTGTATTGACTGAAGATATGCAAACCGCACTAGTAACCATGAAATCTACGCAGTTAAAAGTTGCGAAGAACTGGAACACTATGATGAACACGTTAAAGATCAAAGGAAAGAATGGTCTGTTCACACCGGCGGCTTACAGTCACGTGTATAACCTTAAAACAGTAGAACAATCAAACGACAAGGGAACTTGGTTTGGTTGGAGTGTTGAAAAGGTTGGACCAGTACAAGAAAAATCTTTGTATGAGTCCGCAAAAAGTTTTGCTGAGAGTGTGTCTAAGGGAGACGTCAAAGCAAAACATGGTAATGACAGTACTAAGTCAGACGACGAAGTACCGTTTTAATTAACCATGATGTTCCGGGCAACTCCCCCTGCCCGGAACATATTTCTAGTATGAAAAGAAGCAGAGAATCGTTATATCAAATGCGTTACTATCGTAAAAAAACGATGGACGCTTTACGTAATGAAAATAAACGGCTGAAAGAGCGAATTAATTTAATTCTAGACAGTCCGGAGGGAAAAGAATATAAACGAAGAAAGGCTCGCGAATACTATCGTGAGTATAGAGAGAAAAATAAAGATAAAATTAGAGAGTATCAAAGAGAGTATGCAAAAATTTAAGGATATATTTGAAGGCAATAATAGTGCTTATGGACAATTAATATTATCAGGCGAAACTACAGACAAAGGTAAAGCCGTTGGTAAAGCATTTATTAAAAGAGAATCAATTCCTGATCAGTTATGGAAAGAACACATTGAAGGTAAAGAGCCTGCACTAGGGGTAATACCTATTAATGAAGACAACATGTGTAGATGGGGATGTATTGATGTTGATGAATATAATTTAAGTCATCAAAAAATAATTGACGATGTAAAGAAAGCAAAGTTTCCATTAGTAACATTTAGATCAAAGTCTGGCGGCGCACATTTATTTTTATTTGCGAAAGAGTTTATTCCAGCATCACTGATGCAATCAAAATTAAAAATGATGTCAGAGGCGCTAGGCTTTGGCGGTAGTGAGATATTTCCTAAACAGACAGAGATACTCGTGGAGCGTGGAGATACAGGAAACTTTTTAAACTTACCATATCATGGAGACACATTAGGTTTTAGGTATACGTTTTTAGAAAATGGAGAAGAAGCTAGTCTAGAAGAGTTTTATAAAATATATGACAACTCAGTACAGACTAAAGCTCAAATAGAATCTATTGTAGTAAAAGGCAAGGTTGTAAAAGAAGAAGCATTTAAAGATGGGCCACCATGTTTAAATAAATTAGCAGACGAAGGTTTTGGTGAAGGCTCACGTAATAATGCATTATTTAATGTAGCTGTATATCATAAACAGGCTAACCCGGATAATTGGGAAGATAAAGTTATGGAGGATAATACTAAGTGGATGAATCCACCATTAAACTATAAGGAAGTACAGGCACTATTAGCATCAGTAAACAAAAGAGGTTATGATAAATATAGGTGTAAAGATCAACCTATTTGTGGAGTATGTAATGCTGCTAAATGTAGAACTAAAAGATTTGGTGTTGGATTTGAGGAAGAGCAGATGCCGGAGATGGATACATTAAGTAAGATAGCATCTAACCCACCGCAATGGTTTTTAAATGTTGGTGGTAAAAGAATAGAACTAAACTCGATGCAGCTACACAATGCTAATTTATTTGCGTTGGCTGTATTAGATCAAGCTAACATTATATCTCCTATACCAAAAGCAAAAGACTGGAGAGAGATTTATCTAAAACAACTTATGTTAAATCTAGAAGAGATAGAGCCTTTAGAATCATTAAACAGCAACGAACAGTTAGAAAATTTATTGTATGACTTTACAGTGCATAGAGCACAAGCAAGAACTAAGGAAGACATATTGAATAAAGCAGCGTGGACCGATGATGATAAGAAGATAACATTATTTAAGATGGATGATTTCTTTGCATTTGCGAAACGTAATAACTGGGAGATGGATAAAACTAAAACAGGTAATTTATTAAAACAATTAAAAGATATATTTGTAGAAGAGGTCAGATTAAAGATTAAAAACCAAACTCCTCGTCTTGTAAAAATAAAAGCTATGAAGAGATATGAACCGGATGTTTCTCAAAAGCCATACGAAGAAGAGGTACCTTTCTAATGAAAGAATTAATACTAGGTCCTCCAGGTACAGGTAAAACAACTGAGCTTTTAAACATAGTTAAAAAACATTTAGATGAGGCTGTTGATCCTAAGGAAATAGGTTATTTTTCTTTTACAAAAAAGGCGGCTATTGAAGCTAAAAGCAGAGCTATTGAAAAATTTCCAATGTATGTTGAAGAAGATTTTCCTTATTTTAGGACTTTACATTCACTAGCATTTAATCAGCTACGATTAAAGAAAACACAAGTAATGCAAAAAGCTAATTATAAAGAGTTTGGAAAAGATTGCGGCATACCTTTAGACATAAAAATTGCTTACAATAGCGAAGAAGATGGAACATTTACTACCGACAATGAATACTTAAGATTGATAGATAAAGCGAGAGCCATGGACATACCTTTGCTAGATCTATACGACAGAAATACACATTATATAGACATAGAAAGGGATAAGCTTTATCTTATAGATAGAGAACTAAAAAGATATAAGCAAGAAACAGGGCTATTAGATTATGGAGATATGTTACAGAGGTTTGTTGAGTCGGATATGGCTCCAAGATTTACTGTCTTGTTCATCGATGAGGCCCAAGATTTATCTCCTCTCCAATGGAAGTTGGTGCGAAACCTCTGGGGAAGATCTACTAATACTCACATCGCAGGCGATGATGATCAGGCTATATTCAGATGGGCAGGAGCCGATGTGGATCATTTCCTCAGGCTGGACAGAGAAGTCGACAATATCCGTATTCTAAAAAAGTCTTATAGAGTACCTCCTGTAATTCATGAGGTTGCGCTAAGCGTTATAGGTAGAGTAGAAAACAGGTACGAAAAAGAATATCAACCTTGTTCTGAAAGAGAATATAAAAAAGGTGTAATGACTAAGATAACCGGAAGCAGTGAACGTTATTCTAGTATTGAACAAATAGATATGTCAAAAGGGAACTGGTTAGTGTTGGCTAGTACTAATTATCTTTTAGAAGATGCGGAAGAGCTTTGTAAAGAAAGGGGTTGGTACTATTCTAAAAAAGGCAATAACTCTTTACCTTTAAAACTATTGAAAGCAATTCAAGACTGGGAAAAGTTTAGACTAGGTGGAACTACTTTAAACTCTAAGGATATAAAAGATATCTATAGCTACCTAGGAGAGAATGTCGCTAGGGGGTATAAGACTGGAACAACTTTGAAAGAAGATTCATACTATAATCATGAAACGTGCACCGCGGATCACGGATTGTTGACGGATAAAGTTTGGTATGATGCTTTTAAAAAATTAGATCCGTTCACAGAAATTTATATAAGAAACATGTTAGCAAACAATGAAAAGATTACCAAGGCGCCACGAATAAGTATGTCAACCATACATGGTGCAAAGGGAGGTGAGTGTGATAATGTTTTATTGTTTACAGACATATCAAAAGTAGCAAAAGAACAACACGACACAAACCCCGACGAACTACATAGACTTTTTTATAATGGCATTACTAGAACAAGAGAAAATCTACATATTTTAGAACCAAAAAATTATGAAAGAGGATATGAAATATGAGATTTCATGAACATGTAAAAGGCGATAAAGCAGAATACATAGCTGCAATGTGGTTGTGGGATCAAGGATATTTGGTGTGTAGAAACATGTCTCAACAAGGAGCTGTTGATTTAGTTGCAATAAAAGAATATGAGGTTATACTCATCGACGTGAAATCAGAATGTAGAAGGAAGCGCGACGGCTATAAAATAAATAGATCATTAACACCAATACAAAAAAATCTTGGTGTAAATATTTTAAATGTAAATGTAGACACAGGAGAATGTACGTATGTCTAAGAAGTATGATCCGGTAAACTATCCAGAACACTATAATAAAGGTGGAGTACAATGTATTGATGCAATTAAATCAATGCAAGGAGACGGTTTTAAATATTATCTACAAGGCAGTGCGGTCAAATATATATGGCGACACGAACACAAAGGCAAACCTATAGAGGACTTAGACAAAGCAATATGGTTCTTAAACAAACTTAAGGAACAATATAATGGCTAAAAGACCTTATGTACCTTTAAAACCTTTACAAACACCAATGAACTTTAGTCCAGAAACTGATTGGGTTGTACCTAATCTATTGGGTTTAGATTTATCATCTGCTAAAGAAATAGCTATCGACTTGGAGACACGTGATCCTAATTTAATAAAATTGGGTTCGGGTGCTATTTTTGGGGACGGAGAAGTTGTTGGTATTGCGGTTGCAGTAGATGGCTGGAAAGCTTATTTACCTTTTGCGCATGAAGGCGGCAAAGGCTGTTTAGGAAAAAAGACTGTGTTAAAATGGTTTCAAACAGTTTTAGATTTACCTGCAGATAAAATATTTCATAATGCAATGTATGATGTGTCTTGGATACGTGCGATGGGTTTAAAAATTAATGGTCGTATTATAGATACTATGATTGCAGCGTCTTTAGTGGATGAGAATAGATTTCGTTATTCACTTGATGCAGTTGCAAAAGATTACGCAGGCATAAGAAAGAATGAAGCTGTATTAAGAGAAGCAGCTAAAGAGTGGGGTGTTGATCCTAAGGCAGAAATGTGGCGACTACCTGCTCCATTTGTTGGAGAGTATGCAGAAAGAGATGCGGAGGCAACTTTAAAACTATGGCATGTGCTAAAAGTAAAACTGGATGAAGAACAATTATGGAATGTTTTTAATTTAGAAACAGATTTATTTCCATGTTTGGTTGACATGAAATTTAAAGGGGTAAGGGTAGACTTAGAAAAAACAGAAGAGGTTAAAAAATTCTTATTGAAAGAAGAAAAAGAAACTAGGGCGAAGATGAAAAAACTGGCAGAGGTAGAAGTAGAAATATGGTCAGCTGCATCTATTGCAAAAGCTTTTGAAAAATTAGATATACCTTTTGATAGAACAGAAAAAGGAGCACCAAGTTTTACAAAAAACTTTTTAGCAACACACCCACACGATTTTCCTAAACTAGTGGTTACATGTAGGGAACTAGATAAAATGAACTCTACATTTATTGAAACAATTTTAAAACGTGAACACAACGGTAGAATTCATGCAGATATAAATCAAATACGATCAGATCAAGGTGGTACAGTTACAGGTAGGTTTAGTTATTCTAATCCTAACTTACAACAGATACCCGCACGACATAAAATATTAGGACCAATGCTACGTAGTTTATTTATACCTGAAGAAAAACATACCTGGGGTTGTTTTGATTATTCACAACAAGAACCTAGGATATTAGTACACTATGCACATAAGATGAATATGGAAGGCGCTAGTACAATTGTTGAAGCATACAACAAAGGTGAGGCTGATTTCCATCAGATGATTGCGGACATGGCCGGCATTGATCGTAAGCAAGCAAAAACAATTAACCTTGGTATCATGTATGGTATGGGTAAAAACAAATTAATGTCAGAATTAGGATTAATGAAAGAAGACGCAGAGAGCTTATTAAAAGAATATCATAGAAATGCACCATTTGTTAAAATGATATCTGAACGAGTGATGCGACAAGCAGAAGAAGTAGGAAAGATACGTACTCTAGAGGGAAGATCTTGTCATTTTAATTTATGGCAACCCGATGAATTTGGGGTATCCACACCACTACCTCTGGAAGATGCAAAAAAAGAATATGGTCAGTTTCTAAAAAGAGCTTTTACTTATAAGGCTTTAAATAAATTGATACAAGGATCAGCAGCTGACATGACTAAAAGAGCAATGTTAAATTTGTATAAAGAAGGAGTTGTGCCTCACATACAGGTGCATGATGAACTAGATATATCCGTTGAATCACCTGAACATGCTAAAAAAATAATAGAGGTTATGGAAGCTTCCGCAGACTTATGTGTACCAAATAAAGTAGACTATGAAAAAGGACCAAACTGGGGAGAGATAGTGTCGGATGCTAAAAAGGAAAAGAAATAACACCCGACACATGAAGGTGATGAAGATATCTATAAAATAAATTAAAATAAAATATTGTCAAATCTTATATTTGATATATATTGTCCCATACAATAACAGAACAAGGAGAAAGAAGCATGCCAGCAAACCCTAATTTTAAATCGGTTTCGGTATCTGTGGATACACATAAACGTTTGGAATCATTAGCAAAATCTCATTTTGAGGTTCCTGTTAGTATTCAAACATTAATTGATTTTTTACTTAAACAAAAAATAAAAAAGAAAAATGGTAGATCTCGTTAAAGCTATTTGTCCCCGCTGTGACGGAAACAGTTTTATTAGAGTACAAGACAAAGAAGTTGATTGTACTATGTGTGAAGAAGAATTTATGCATATGGGGATGAAAATAACAACCCACAACGGATATGTAATGCTACCAGTAAATCAAACAAGAACTAATGTTGAAGGCGGTATTGAATCTAAAACAAAATGGTCAGGAGAAACTTTACCAGAGGTAGGTAAATAATGGGACCACTAGACCCGGAGGATGAATACGGATGGATAACGATGATGAGTTTATAATATTTTTAGTTAGGGTATCTTCCCTACGAAAAGCTGCTGAAAGAGCAAAAGATCCCGAATGGAAAAGAATGTGGGAGCAAAAATTGGAGGAGTTAATAAATAATGAAGAAGAAACTACTTACGGAACTAAAAGCGTACACTAATTTTTTGTTGGCAGGCCTAACAATTTTTGTTTGTCTAATAGTTATTATTGTAAATTCTAGATATATTGTTAAATTAGAAAGTACTATAGACACAATGTGGCACGAGATAAAGCAGGTGAAGGAGACTAATATAGGTTTATACCAATTTATCGAGGAACACGGAGATGACATTAATTAATAAGGATAACAAGGTGAGAAGACAAATTCCTAATAGGATGCCTAGTGCAACTTTCACTCTACCAATTGATGGTAGACGAGTTGTTGGTATTGTAAACTATGATGTCACTGACACAGGTATTATTCCAATGGCATTTTGGGTAAAACTAAAGCCAACAGATTCTTATCTAGACAGAGAGCTACGCGCAAGTGGTAAACTAATATCTAGATGTCTACAAAATAACGAGTCACTAAAAGATTTGGTTGATACATTGTCACAAGATAATGTCATTGGTCAAATGGCTAATTATTTATATAAAAATATGGAAGATATTATTATGGGCAAGCAACCGGAGAAGAAACAACGAGAGCTATCGACTGATCCGTATGCTATGAAAGAATGAACAAATTTTTTACAGACGCTGATGTTGAATATATTAAAGAACACACTGAACGAGTGTTCAATCTTAAACAACAACGTGACGATAAAATAAAACAAATGGAAAGAGAAAACGAAAAGTGCTTACAGAAGAATTTGAAATAGAGTGGGTACCAGAAACACCTGAAGAGGCAATGTCTTCAGTTGATCTACCAACGTGCACCGTGGATCGCCTTTGTAAAAAACTGTATGGCCATACTAACTGGGCAAGAATGGGTGCGGTTACTCCGGACGAACTTCTAAGAAACCCACACAGCTTTGATTTTGATGAAGGGATAGTTTATTTCAAGCAAGCAAGATTGGTATGATAAAGGAAAATATATATTATTCTAAAAATGTTTTAGATGCTGCTCGTTTTAGAGATTTAAAAGATTTTTGTACAAACCATTGTGAAGAAATACCAACATACAATTTTTGCAGAAGACAACAAGAGTCTTCTAATTTTATAGAAGAAATAATTAGACATTTAATAGGAAGAGATCACCACGTAGAGTATTGGGTAAGGGACCAAATTGACTCAACCTTATTTCACGTAGATGCTAACGAGTTGCAGGCTAAAATAGACACAGCAAAATATGGTAAAGAAGACCCTGAAATGGTCGTTCAGTTTCCTTTAAATACTCACATACTATACGTAAACATAGATGAAAAAATGGAAGGCGGAGAGCTACTATTACTGCCGACCGAAGAATATATTATAGGTAGGCCTATACTAGATGAAAGATATAGAGTTAGAGAGGGGTCACAAATGTTGGTTGTTGAGCCTAGAGAGAACCATATGGTACTTTTTGACAAACCTATATATCATGCTATAACTAAAGTAAGGAATAAAAGCGCTAAACGTCGTATTTCTCTTATGTTTTCGTCGTGGGGATATGTGCCTGATATATACAAAGACCATGAACATTGGGGTAATTACAGCATTGGTGACATAAATCCTACAAAATGGAAAATTCCACAAGCTGAGGAGCTAGAATTAAAATGACATTACCATCAAGTGGACAATTAGATTTTAATAGTATTAGGGCAGAATTTTCTGGTCCTTCTTCTAATGTAACGATGAGTACATATAACAGAGGAGGAACTTATGTTTTTGCTGTTCCAGCAAATGCAAACATACCCACTAGTACTACAGCGCAAATTGAAGTTCCTGATTTTTATGGGGCTAAAAATAAAAGTGATTATGCTTCTTTTACAGGAGGCAGCCACGCTTATGGTGGCAAAGCAGCCTACACTAGTTATGGAGTAGGAGGCCCTAATCTACCTGCAGCTATAAGTGACTCTTACAAAGTTGGTAGTAGTACCTATACTCTGACAGCTTGTTATAACGATGGTGCCAGTCGTAATAATTTTCACCTTAAACACTCCTCTGGCCCAGCATCAGGTTATGCTGGAGACAGTAATTGGACATCTCGTAATTTTTATTTTTATGACACAAGTGGTAATGTAGATTTTCAATTCCGAACAGGAAGCAGTAATGGGATATGTACGCCTCCACCAGATTTATGTTTCTGTGGACAATACGGAAACTTGAACTATTATTCAAATACTGATAATGGGTTTCTGTGTTCTACTGCACAAGGTGCGACACCAGCAGATAAACAAACAGGCGACTTCGATGCTTTAAACCAAACTGTTGTTGTAAAGGCTTTTTAAATGTCTGATCTTGAAAACATATTTGAAATAACTTTTTTAAACAAAGAGTCAGAAACAACTCCTCCTGAAGAAATGACAATGCGTTACATTGCAACCAGCGCCGATGTTGCAAAAGGTTTATTTATACAAAACTTTCATTCACGTGATTGGGAGTTCTTGTCTGCAAAATATCTTGGACAAAAAGACAAAAGTGCAGGTGATTGGGACTGTGCTGGGTGTGGGCAAAACTAAATGGATTTATCAGATTTCACCAGAACATCTTCATACATGCCCGACGAAGTAGTTTATTTCGACGAAGAAACTAATGAAAATAAAACTGCTAAAGAAATAAAACTAGTTTGGACACATAATACAGAATCGAGTTTATCTGTACACGATATGTGTATTAGAGAAGGCCACGAACAGTATGACGAGTTTGTGTTAAGGGAAGAAAATAGAATAGCAAAAAAATGGATGATTGAACTTGGTTATGACCCAGATTTATATATCACAAAAGAATGGATGATTGTAGAAAAAGGTAAAATTAGTGAACCTGATGAAATAGAGGAGTGGTTAAAACCAAATCATCCGACGGCGATAAGCCCAATAACCTCGGAGGAAATATGATATTTAATGTACCTTTTGACGTTAGAAATATTGATAACCAGATTCAAATATCAATTAGTCAAAACACTAAGGCTAAACAAAGAATAAAACGTGAAGGCGTTAATGAATACACTAAGGACTCTGAAGGTAATTTTTTACTAACACCTCACCCAGATTATAATTTTTTAATAAGATCGAACAATAATTATTTTTTATTAAATGGTAAAATTAAAGTTAGGTTTGAATGGGATGAAACATCTGTGTTTCAAGACGAACATAAACAAACTTATAGAGATCTTTTAGATAATCAATACGTAGGTTTAAAAAACCCTATAGAAGGATCATATACCCACGGAAGTGGTTTTATGGAAAGTTCTGTAGACCATCAGTATAGATCAGACACGTGGAAATCTTCTCACCTTGCTTACGAGCCTTATTGCACAACAGGAGAAATAACTGTTATGGAAGACAACACAACTATTCTATGCCCAATGCAGCACTATCCTGGTTGGACATTTGAACACATAGATATAATGCCAGGAGAAAGCATTGTAAGTACTAAACCAGGGGACGATACATATATTGTTTTTGGTGATACTTGTTCTATAGCAGGAACAGATATTGCTAAACATGCGGTAAAGAAACAAACAAGTTCTGAAATTACAATTAAGAATGATTCTTTAAATGTCTGTACTTTGGTTCGTATTTATAAATGACAGAAATTATTCCTACAAAATATGATCGGCATTATCTTACAATCACGTATCTTCTCATTACGTTTTTTACATTAGGTTGGGTATGGCAATACATCTGGAACTTAGATCCACGATTAATCATTACATACATATTAGCTGTTCTGGTAGGAACACTAGGAACAAATGTTGGCTACCATCGATTGTTTACTCATAAAGCATTTCGCACGTCAAAGTTTTGGTATAACTTTTTAGCTTTCTTTGGTGTGTATGGTACAGTTGCAGGTCCGGTAGGCTGGGTCGCGACGCACTTACACCATCACCGGCATCTTGGAACAGACATGGATCCACATACACCGTGGACCGAGGACAGCTGGTTTGTAGGCTGGCTAAGAACGTTTCTACCGTATTGGATGAACATACCGGAACCAGACCTAAAGTTGTTGGTGGGTGTTAGGCATCTGCTAGCTAATAAGTTTATTATGTTCTTGCATAAGTGGGCACCAATACAGGTCTACGGAACGGGGATCGTGATTTGGTTGTTGTTTGGTTTTGACTGGTTCTTACTGGCGTTTTGTTTCCCTATTGGTTACTCATTGATTAGTCAGTTTTTTGTTAACTGGTTTCACTACGACATTGACTTTGTACATAAAAATCGTAAATGGATAAATATAGTTATTGGTGGCGAAGGCAATCACAAAGAACACCACGAGCGACCACGTGATTATTCCAATGACTACCCAATAAAATATTTTATAGACTGGATTAAGACATGACTTGGTATCAAAAGTTCCCACAATATTATATTTCACTATGTTACATAGTTAGTGTTGCGTTATTTTTTACGTTTATATGGAATTATCTTGATTATAGGCTCATTTTGACGTGGCTGGTGTTACAATTCTTAGGTATGGTGGGCATAAACATGGCTTATCATCACCTGGTGACGCATAAATCGTACAAAACGAACTGGTTTTGGAAGATAATACTAACATATTTTGGTGGTATCGCGACACAATCAAGTCCGAATGAGTGGGCATTGGTGCACTTAACACACCACCGATACACTGACACGGAGCAGGACCCACATACACCTAATCTATCCGGCAATAAAATTATGGGAGTGCTGCGCGCGGCGCTGCCAATGTTTATGAACATCACGATAACAGATACGAAGGTTAATTTGATGGCGAAAAAAAGTTTTGATGACCCTATCTATCGGTTCTTTGACTATACCCATATGTTATGGTTTCATGGAACGTGGATCGGGATTTATTATTTATTTGGTTTTGATTGGCTTATGATAGCGTTTGTATTTCCGGTGGCGTTGTGTCATATCGGAGAAACTGTCATTAATTGTTTTCATTTTGATATGGATTCTGTCAGACGCCATGCCTGGTTTTGGAACATGTTGATTGTTGGTGCGGGATACCATGCTAAACATCACGATACTCCAAGAGATTACACTACAGACTGGCCAGTGAGTAAAATTATTGATATGATAAAGACATGACTATACCACAAACTACAGGACACAAATACAAATACGTCGGTAGTTTGAATATAGTTGATACAGATGAGAAATATATAAAGGAATTGGAAAGAACAGTGGAAGAGTATTTTGATTATTGGGATTTCTCTGTCCACGAATGGAAAGAAGTATTATGGCCAATGATAACAGCGTTAAAGCACGAAAACAGACAGTTGAAAGCAGAGATTGCGCTACTAAAGAAAGGAATAGAAAAAGCCAAAAGAATGACGAACCAGAAACTCGATTAATACATTACGGGGATAACCCGAAATGGCGTCGATACTGGAGCATTGTTTTTAGGCGAATGAGATAGTAATATGGATTTAATAAATGTACAAAAATATGATTATCCGAATTCTACTCGCTCCATTCATAAGGGTAGCAGACATTATACTATTGCAGATGTTCTTCAAGGACAGCCTCTTCCATCGGTCACTAGCATTTTGTCAGCGACTCAAGAAAAAGATAAAGCAGCTAGCCTGCAAAGGTGGCGAGATCGTGTCGGACATGCTAAAGCGGCTGAAATAACAAAGACTAGCGCAGCGCGCGGCACGGCAATGCATCTCTATCTAGAGAAATATTGTCTTGGTGAGGGCTACATGGACCTGACGGACCTTGGAATAGAAGCCAAGAAGATGGCAGAAAAGATCGTGGACCGCGGGATTGATAATAGGATCGACGAGGTGTACGGGAATGAAGCGACACTATACTATCCAGGACTATATGCAGGTAGCTGTGATCTTATTGCAAGATTAGATGGTGATCTATCAATCATAGATTTCAAACAGAGCAATAAACCAAAACAGAAAGAATGGATTAAAGACTATGAGCTGCAAATGGCGGGCTATGCGATGGCTCATGATGCAGTTTACGGCACAAATATTGATAAATGTGTCAATATGGTATGTACTCCTGACCTATATTATCAAGAATTTACGATTTCAGGTGACGAACTACGCGAAGCCAAGTATGAATGGTTAAGAAGAGTTGACCTATTTTACAGTGAAAGGGATTAATTATGTATTTTGTAATAACAATATACTTGTTAATGGCAGGGACCAATGAAACAATAATGAGAGAATACACCGCTCAATCTTTTGAAGACACCTGGGCTTGTCATGCTTTTATACATAGAAACAAAATGGAGCTATTGACCCCACATATATTAAAACACGGTGATGATTTAAAAAGTTGGGAATTGTTTTGTGAATCTAGATATTTGAAGGATTTAGACGACGTATGATAAACTATTTATTAGAAAAATTGTATAAATTCTTGTTTGAATCAGACTGGGATCAAATGCATGTAGATAAAATAATTATAGTGATGTATGCAATACCATTAGTGTTGCTAATATGTCACACATTTACCAAGGTATAGTGGAGATTTGCCCCTATGAGTTACAAACAAAACAAAAATTTCTGAAACAGGCGGTAGATTGGTAGATTTGATGTTAAAGTATTGTTTTTATTTAGCAAACAGGCTACCGCGTAGTCTACCGGCTACCGCCCAAGTTGGTAGATTATTCAATTTTTCCCAGTTTTTTCACACTTCGCACGCGCGCATATTTCTTACAAATTTTTTTACAGAGGAGGGTCAAAATCCCACTATACTAAGGAGGCATCATGATTAAAAAGAAACAAACATTGACGGAGGTACACGAGGTACCAGCTAATGGTAGACCTACTGAAGTTAAAGTTGGTTATAGAACTATAAAAATTAAATACATAAACCCCAGCTTTATACTAGACGACATGACCGACAGCTACGGTGAGTACAGGGCCAGAGAAGGTGTTATTTATATACAAGATAAACTATGCGGACAAGAGCGCTGCAACACTACGTGGCATGAAATACTACATGCAGTAGTTTATGTTTTCTCACTTAACCAAGCAAACGGCCCACTTAAAGAGGAAGACGCAGAAGAATTGACTGTAAATACAATATCTAATGCTATGATGGGTGTATACAGGGACAACCCCTGGTTGTTAGACATGCTTAAAAAACATCTAAATGAAATCGATAGCTGAAGATATACTTGAGTGGTCTGAGAAGTACCTAGAACCAAAGAATGAATACTTAGGAAATGTCCCGGTATGTCCTTACGCGCGCACAGCCAGACTCAAGAAAACTTACAGAATATTAGAATGTAAAAACTTTAATGCTTTCCAAGATGCCATAATAGAGGGAGCAAAACTAGTAAAAGATCCTGATATACAGATAGTTATAGTTGGTTGTGCTGATATTAAATATGAACCAGAAGAATTAGATTCAGTCATAGATATATTAAATCGTGTGTTAGTTCCACAAGACGTATACCTGATGGGATCACATCCCTGGGACGAAGAAGAAGATCAACCTGTAGAGTTTTTAGAAACAGGAGAATGGGAACCAGAAAATGAGTTTATGATGGTGCTTATACAAAAATACGATGAACTAGAAAAAGCTAGTGACAATTTACGCAAAACTGGATATTATCGGCACTGGCCTAAGGACTATTACGAGGGCACAGTAAATAAACGAAAATCTTATAGGAGATATCGACATGAAACCAGTTGATAAAAAGAAAAATCCCGGTTTAGCAAAATTGCCGACAGAAGTTCGTAATAAAATGGGCTTCATGAAAAGAGGTGGGGCTGTTAAGAAAAAAATTAAAAAGAAAAAACGTGCTGGCAAAATGGGTGGCGGCATGATGAAAAAAAGAATGAAACGTGGAGGTAAAGCATAATGGCTAAAGATACACACGTAACTAAGGATGGTAGAACAGCTAAAAAGGGTTTGTACTACTACATGAACCAACGCAAAAAGAAAGGCACTAGCCGTAAAGGCAAAGGAACTGTTTCTGATAAAGCGTTAAAAGCATCTGCTAAAACTGCGAAGAAGCCAAAGAAAAAATAATGGCAACTTCTAGGGGGCAAATACCGAAGACCACTACTGGTAAAGGTGCGAACTATCGCAAGACTAAATCAGGTGCAGGTATGACAGCAAAAGGTGTAAAAGCCTATCGTCGTGCTAATCCTGGTAGTAAATTAAAAACAGCTGTCACTGGTAAAGTTAAGCCAGGCAGTAAAGCTGCAAAGAGACGTAAGTCTTACTGCGCACGATCAGCAGGTCAATTAAAAAGGTCATCTGCAAAAACAAGAAACGATCCTAATTCTAGAATTAGACAGGCGCGTAGAAGATGGAAGTGTTAAATGAAAAGATTAGATGTCAGTGAAAACACCGCCATCAGCATGCCGGCGCGCAACCTTCTTAGTATTATTGGCGCTTGTCTTGTTGGTGCTTGGTTCGGGTTTGGCGTCATTGAGCGACTTAATACTATAGAAACAAAAATACAGCTCATGGAGAAAGACTTGGAAGCTGCTAATACTTTTATTGACGGGGTCCCCAAAGGCGACATGGTCAGTCCACAAGTCCAAGAGCTCTACATGTTGGTTGAGTACCTTGCAGAAAGTACGGAAAAACTTAAAGAACAAATGGAAGGAGAAATACCTCTTATATTAAAAAATGAAATGGTTATACAGTTTCATGAAGAGAGGTTGATAGATTTAGAGGAACGAAAGAATGGGAATCATTGAAACAGTTATCATACTTAGTTTGTACGTCTATGACGGGGGCAATAAAAATATTGAAGGTTGGTATCACCAGGATAATTTAAGTACATGTCTCACAGCTAAACGCACGGCGGAAAGGAATTCCGGCAATCAAGTACAATATACTTGCAGTTTAGAAAAATGCATGATGACAATAGATCAAACCGGCGTAAAACATTGCGATAAAATAATAAAGTAGTATAGTAATATATATGAATTTAGTAGGTTTCGGACTTACTGTACATGACAGTTCAGTAGCCGCATATAAAAACGGAAAGTTTTTATACAGAAAAGCAGAAAGACAATTTAAATCAAAACATGCTCATGGTGATATGCATTGGGCCAAGTCTGTTTTAGATGAATGGGACATAGATGATTTTGAGTTAGCTGTTTCTACTTGGTTGTCTGGAAATAATTCACAAGATTTTATTAGAACTGTTGAAGGCATAGTGTATATAGATCATCACTACAGTCATTTACTTTCTTCGAGTATTAAACAATGCAACAACTTAGTTTTAGACTCTTATGCTAAAGGTCCCGCAGATGTTCCTGACGGCCTTTCTCCTTACACCGGACTTCAAAACAAAACTAGAGTAAAAGAATTAAGCCCCTCTCAATTACTAACACACATGATTAAATCCAGTAGTTTTGATCATGAAAAAGTTACTTATTCTTTTGAAGAAATATATGACATCGTAATAAATAAAGCTGTTGATTCTTACCAATCAGGAAAAGATCCTTCTCTGTCTCCTGAGTGGCCTTTGTTTGTAAAACTTATAGACATTCCAGGAAAAGTTATGGGCCTCCAAGCTTACGGCAAACCTATGCTTAATAAAGTTTCAGATTGGCTTCAAAGAACAAATTTTAGAAACCTTCAAGTTTCTTCTGAAATAGCTTTTATGCCAAAAGATGAAATGGATATAAATTTTATATCAACAGTACATAGGTTTTGCGAAGAGTTAGTTTTAGAAAAAACTGCAGGCATGAGTAACTATTTTAGTTACTCAGGAGGGTTGGCACAAAACGTTGTTTGGAATAGAGCAATGTTAGACAGGGGTTTGCATCCACATATAGATCCATGGGCTTATGATGGTGGTTGTAGCATAGGTGCTTTGCATTATTTGTTGGATAAACACGACATTGAGAGGCCAAATCATTGGGAACAGGACGACGAAGCACCACTTGGAGAGCCTGACGGGCCTTTATTTAAGCAAGTTGCACAACTTTTAGCACAAAATAAAGTTGTTGGTTGGTATCAAGGCAACGGAGAAGTAGGACCAAGAGCACTTGGTAACAGAAGTGTTTTATTTAATCCTATGTATAAAGAAAACAAAGACAGAGTTAATAAAATAAAAAATAGAGAATGGTGGAGGCCTTTTGGGGCCAGTGTTAAAGAAGACGAAGCTGATAGGTTTTTTGATTTACCTATTAGTAGACACATGCTTTTTAATTCTAATGTTAGGTATTCAGGAATACCTGCTGTCACTCATGTTGACGCTACCTGCAGACACCAAACAGTTCCAGAAACAAACCACACTTATTATTGGATGTTAGATGCTTTTGAACAAGAGACTGGATTACCAGTGTTGGGCAATACTTCATTAAATAAAAAGGGCAAACCTATTTGTAGCACTGTTGAAGAAGCACTAGATATTTTTAAAACCTCTGAGCTTGATGCTATTTGTATAGGTGGAGAGCTTTACCAAAAATGATTACTTGTATTGTTAATCCTTCTAGATGTGGGTCTACCCTACTACTACATATACTAGATAAATATTTTCGTCTTAAAAACACACCAAATTATTCTATGGAATATGAAATTATTGATAATGTTTCAGGAAAACAAAAGATAAAAGAAAAAACAGGAACTAACTTTTTATTTAAATACCAATATTTATTCGTACACAAACCATTATTGGGAGCAGATAAATATATTGTAATAGATCGTAAAGATAAAGATGCCTGGGCTTATTCTTCTTATCATTCTTGGATTAATCAACATTGGCATGGAAAACTTGATGCACAAAAACAATACATTTCAGATAAAAAATCTTTGCAAGTACATAAAGAAAACATGATTAATAATCTGGACTCTTGGCACAAAGAAAAGAATAGGTTGATTAGTCAAGGAGCTGTTAGTTTATGGTATGAAGATATTAAAGATTTATCAGCAAAAGAAATACTTATTTTGTGTGGATATGATGATGCAATGGAATTTAATAAAGATGATTTATATTTTAGGGGTGTCAGACTAGAAAAAGTTTGGTCTTGATAACTTAAGATAACTATACTATATATTATTGTAAATGGGCGTACCTAAAAAACTTACAGAAATGCAAATGAAATTTGCGCAGTTGTTGGTAAACAACGAAGGACGTATGACACAAACAGAGTGTGCTAAAGAGGCTGGTTATGCTGAAGGCACTGAAGCAGTCAAAGGTTCTGAGCTTACTAACCCTAATAAATATCCTTTAGTTGCTAAATATATTGGCGAGCTACGAGAAGAGAACCAGAAAAAATATTCAGTTACATTTGAGAAACACATAACAGAGCTAGCTAAGATAAGAGAAGCAGCATTAAACAAAGGAGCATTTAGTGCAGCAGCAAACGCAGAAGTTGCTAGAGGTAAAGCTGCAGGACTATACATCGAACAAAAAATAATCAGAACAGGTAAATTAGAGGACATGTCTATTGAAGAATTAGAAAGTAAAATGAAAAAGATTTATGAAGAGAACAAAGTTTTAGTTGAAGGTGAGTACACTGTTTTAGCTAATGATAATTTAGAATACAACGGAGTTAAGCTTAAGGATGTTTTAGATGAAGAAGAGTAAACTTTATTCAGACCACACACCCGGACCAAAGAAAAGAACTTCTATTGGTAACAGTGTTAGATCAAGACCTAAAAATAAGCATAAGAAACGTAATTACAAAAAATATAGAGGACAAGGAAAAAGAAGATAATGTTTACATCATACAGACACCCAGAAAACAAATCACCTGCCTATGTTATACATAACGCATTTGATTCAGATTCTTGTTATACAATTATAGAGCGTTATAAAAACAACACAAGCAAAGCTACCCACGTTACTAAAGAAGGTGATTTAATTGGAGGAATTAATAGCACCAGAGACTCAAATGTTGCTTTTATTTCTGAGCCTGGGGTTATTGGTAAGATACAAGAATTTATTAAAGTGGCTAATCATATTACTGCTTGGAATTTTGATATTACTATGACTGAAGATATTCAGTTTACTAAGTATGGTCCAGAACAACATTACAGTTGGCATTTTGATGGTTTTGGAGACCATCATGCAAAAAGAATTTTTTGTTTTCGTAATGATATGCCTGAAAACCCAGGATTAAAATTTACTTCAGCCCCACAGGCTATAGACACAGTTAGAAAAATATCTGCTTCAGTTGTGCTTAATGATGACTATTCAGGAGGAGAGTTCGATACTGCTTGGCTAGATGCAGATGATGGCCAACTTCCAATAAGAAAATCTACTTTTAAACCTAAAATGGGAGACATGATTATATTTCCTTCTCATATACCACATAGAGTACGTCCGGTCAGAGTAGGTACAAGATATAGTCTTGTTGTGTGGGCAGGAGGACCAGCTTTCAAATGAGTAGTCCACATTGGTATAATACAAAAAAGCTAATACAAGTCTTGACTAGATTTACTGAGTCTGAAGAAGGCGGCGATGCAAAAGTTCAAATGTTATTGCCTGATGGTAGAAACCCTTTACAAAAAGAGTTTAACATCAAAGAAATTAAACTGGTTGAGAACAAAATCATAGGTTCTAAAGAGCGTTATAGGCTTATGATCTTAGTGGAATAGTTATTGTGAAAAATGAGTCGAAACTCTGGCAAAAACTAAAAAAATCTACACCAAATATTACATGGACACGCGTTGAATCTTGGGCATCTTTTGGCTTTCCTGACCTAGTAGGATACACGGAAAACACTGGCTTTTTTACTGTTGAGTTAAAGATAGTAAAAAGTAATAAAATTACCTTCTCACCACACCAAATTGCGTTCCACGTGAAACACCCAACCAACACCTGGATCTTGGCAGCGACCCTCGATCCACGCACCAATAAACTTTATGAATACTATCTCGAGCCGGGGTCCAAGGTCCGCGAGCTTGCGGCCGACGGCTTGCGTGCTTGCGGGCCCACCCGCCCCGCCTGTGAGCTTGAGCGCTTGTTGCTTGAGGCTTGTGCCTGAGCCCTTGAGCGCTTGCGCTCGTAGTTCTCGCGCATCTGCTTGCGCCTCAGGTCTGCTTGTATCCTGTTCTTAACCGGGAACGCGCGTGGCGTTCCCAGAGGGAAGGTCCGGCCGCGCATTAGCAGCTGGACCCTGACAGGCTAAAGGATAAGAAAAGCCTGAATATCATACGTTAACAACGAAACCTGTTTCGTCCTTCTTGCCGCGGCCCTTAGCCAGCAGCCCAATAATGGTCCCCGGGCCGGCATCCGTAAAGCGCGCGTCGTGTTCGTCGCCATCAATAACAGGATACCCGCGCCACGTATCAGGCAGCGCATCGCCTGCAAAGACAACGGCCGCGCTGGTGTGCTCCAGTACCTGGTCCACCTTGTGATCGTTATCCTCAGCACGTGAGAAAGTTAAATGATAGTTGGCCGGCAGCTGGCCCTTGGTGATACGCGTTTCTAATTTTGTGTAGTCATAGAATTGTATATCAGGAAACAGCTCCATAATATTTTTACCAGTGTCGCGAACCTTATATTTTTCATACGGTAGGTCGCTGGTGCCGTTAAGCCTAACGGCTGCCTTCATGCCCTTAGCTTTTGCCTTACGGCGCAGCGCGCTTATCTCTATCACCAGGTCCCAGAGAAACTGCTGGCGGTCCTCAAAGAATCTATTCGTCTTCTTGAGTCGCGCAGCCTGTACAACGTTCATTGCTCCCCGGCCCGCTGTGTTCAGGCATGCAGCCGCGCAGCCTGTGCTGGCGTTAGGACATACGTTCTTGCCGCTCAGGTTATACGGGGCCATATAAAGAATGCCTGTGAGCACGCCTATTTTCTCCGATTTGATTGTCTTATAACTGGTGCCTACGCCCAGCAGCTTTTGCTTTTTCATAAATTATCCTTTCTATTATTTATATCTTATTATCATATATTATATATTTGTCAAGCCTGAGCCCTTGCGCGCTTGCGCTTTTTTATAGGCTTGCTGCCTGTGCCTTGTGCCTTGCTTGCGCTTCTCAGCTTGCTGCAGCCAGTACGGGTTGACAGTGCCGCGGACGCCGTTCCGCGCAGCAGGTGCCGCGGGCTCAGCCCGCAGCATCCTGCTATTATACGTTGATCTATTAGTCAATGATCGAGGCCACCTTATCCGCGGCTGCAAATATCTCTGCATCTTCAGCGTGAACCAGTGGCTGGCCGTGGAAGTCCGGGGTCCAGTTTTTATCAAGCTTAAGGCGCGGCGGGAAGACAACGGCCACGTCGCCTGCCAGTCTAGGATCAGGCATTTGCGCGCCGTATTTATTCTTAAACAGGTGCCAACGTAAGTGGCTGGCGCGGTGATTAATCTTAGCATCCGCCTTCAGCAATGCCTCTTCATCACAGAACAGGTCCACGTTAACGGCCTGGCCATCTGACTGGACCCAGCGGCCCTGAGCTATTTCAATCATTGATGCATTGATCAACGGGTAGATCTTATCAAAAGCGGGGCCGCCTGTACCATCGATATGATGGATCTCAGCTGGTGAGTCATCCGCTTTTAATATCATTACGCTATAAGTTTTCATAAGTATCCTTTCTGTTTATAATTATCACATTATCATATATTCCTGACATAATGTCAATGAATCTTTTCTGTGGATAAGTCAAAATAAAACTTGACAAATCGCTTGCGGGCTTGAGGGCCCACCCTCCCTGAATATTTATACTTTAGAATAATTCTAAAGTGTACGGGTGAGAGCCCTTGTACGCCATTATCTAGGATTGGTTATATATCTGACGCCTAGAATTAAAGACAGATACTTTTAGCACTCGGTAGCTCTCATAGTTTATACTTGGACTTACAGATATACCTACCATGCCAAGTATTAGAAGTATTAATTTACCAATGCAAAACCTTGCGTTGGCACAGCAACTTCAACTTCTTTTGGTTGCTGTTCTCTAGCAGATTGTCTTACTGCTAGTGAATGTCTTAGTCTTTCTTTTGTATCGTCTGATACAATAGATAACTCTCTTGATAGATCACTTGTTTCAAACGAAACACAATCCTCGACATCTTGCCAATACTCTTTGACATCAGACAAGAACTTAGCTTGGTCAATGATACTGTTCATATCTTTGATTAACTCGTATTTCATTTGCCACAACTCTCGGTGTGCATTTGTCAAACTACTTTGAGCCTTTGCATACATCTTAAGCTGTTCCCAATGGTGTTCTTCACACATCATGGTACGAGAATGACAGCCACCCGTATTCGGTACGATACGACTGAAAGCAGAAATGTCATCACTATAATCTCTACCTCCTCTATGATAGCCATGTTTATTCCACAAGCCACGATCAAGACTTGTTGATACTTTTGACAAATCTTCTTCCATAGCTTTTGTCTTTTCGTGGTAGTGAGGGTTGCGATCTCTACTTGTCTCACTATACTCAACTTCTAGTGTCGCTTGGTGTCCTTTCTCTTGCAACTCGAAGTGATACAATGCTAGCATTTCATCATCACTAATAGTCCACTTGTATTGGCTTTCACTACTATCTGTATGTGTCGGCTTAAAATAAAAGCATTGATCTATTTCTGTGAATGATCTGTAATGATTGCTACCTCTATCGTACTTGGCTAATACTTGCATATCCTCTAGTGGAAACTTATTATCCATTATAGGGGTGATTACATTATCCCAAGTTTGTTGTTTTATTGTTCTGTAATTTTCTATGGCAAGTTTTAGATTGTCCTCAACTTCCATAGGTGTCTTATTCCAAACAGTCGAAGCCCACTCTCTTTTGAGTAGCTGTCGTTTCTGTTGGTTTAGTCTTAGTTTATTAGCTTCCATATATTATCCTTTCTCTTGGTTGCTATTATCTTCTATCACATTATGTGATATGTTGTCAATTAAATTAGAGAACTCTCGAGAGTATCTTGCAATCCACTCTTTCATACAGCTTTGTGAATGAAAGTGCTTGTGGATTGGCTCCACTTCATATCGTGTTGGATAATCTGTGTAAGAATAATCATCTTGAGGATATGCTGAGTATGACTTGGGGTAAAACTTCTTACCACAAGTCACACAGTACCTTGCGTTCTTACTCATATTCCAAAAAACACACTAGCTATCATGCGTACTGGAAAATAGATGAAAGCACAAAATAGAAAAATGGCTAGCCAGCCATTACTACTAAAATATCTCATTAGTTCATTACCTCCATTGTATTAGGTATCATAGCCTCGATATGTTCTATATCGGTTGCAGTTCTATAACCTTTGATTTGATCGTTGTTATCTAAGCATACAAAACATACTGCAACTTTGCCTTGCTTAGTTTCCCACACTCTACATTTTTCATCAAAGAAGCCCTTGCGTATTATAATATCCTCTTTGCCATTATGAAAAAAATGTATCTTGAATTGTGTTGCCTTGCTTAGTTCTGTTTGAATCCACTCCAAAGCTATTGGCTTGTCCTCTTTGTCTAAGATAGAATATATCTCATCATATCTTTTATCTAACATTTATTATCCTTTCTATTGGTTATGGGAACATATCATATAGATATGTTCCCAATCGTCAAGATTAATTAACCAACTCGACTATTTGAAAAACAGTATTTGTGCTTGGCGTATAATCTTCGTCATACTGCCTTTCTGTTTTAATTTCTTCTTCTAGTGCGTTCTCTTTGACTAACTTCATAGCCTTGACAACTTCTATTTTAGGTGTTTGAAATACTACATCTACACCCCACTCAATACTTTTGTATTGATCTATTTTTAAAAGTGCGTACATATTAGCCCTCCCCTTGTGCTTCTTGGAACTGCTCAAACCTTGCTTCTGCTTGTTCCCATTGTAATTGGTCATCTTCATCTTGAGTAATGCAATCTAAACAGACATCACCACTCTCAACTTGTGCAATATAATCGTGTGTTGTATTGCAATCACATCTTATACATTTAATCATCTTTATACTTTCTGTTAGTTAATTAATAATATCTTATCTCATATTATCATATAATAATCAAGTATTAATTTATTTTTTTCTGTGGATAACTTTATTTTTTTATTGACATATCTTGTGTCCCTTGTGGGCCCACCCACCACATGTAGGTTGCATAAATGTCACTGTGGATAACTTTTTTTATTTGTGTCGTTTTTTTCTTGACACAAGATCTTGTGCCCTTGCGGGCCCACCCACCCCATATGTAGTATGTGCTTGAGCACTGAGGGGCCCACCCACCCCGCCAATAGAGGTACCATGTCAGATTCTGAGCTAGAAAGTCATGACCCCCACCCCACCCGGATTCTGTCAGAAAGGGATCCTATATGTTGATATATAGTTTGATTTGTAAATAGATATGGGCTAAAATCATTTTCACTTTGCTAGAAACAAAAAGGTGCAAAATTTTTTATAAATTTTTTTCAAATGCTAACCCCAGAACAAGTTAAACAATTACCGCCTGATACCAGGAAAGAATATCTTAAGACAATGCTTCTTCTTGAAGAGAAAAAGAAGGAACAAAATATTAGAGATGATTTCTTAACTTTTGTAAAACATCTATGGCCAGATTTTATTGAAGGTGATCATCATAAAATTATGGCAGAAAAATTTAATCAGGTTGCTAATGGTGATCTAAAAAGATTAATTATTAATATGGCGCCAAGACATACTAAGTCTGAGTTTGCATCCAACTTTCTACCTGCATGGATGATTGGAAACAATCCTAAGTTAAAAATAATCCAAGCCACGAACAACGCTGAGTTAGCCGTGAGGTTTGGTCGTAAGGCTAAAGGTCTTATGGAGCAGGCAGAGTACCAAGAGATATTTGACACTAGACTTAAAGAAGATTCAAAAGCCGCCGGTAAATGGGAAACGGACCAGGGCGGAGAATATTATGCCGCGGGTGTTGGTGGATCAATCACGGGCCGTGGAGCGGACTTACTTATTATTGATGACCCACATTCCGAACAGGACGCAATGAACATGGCCAGTTATGATAGAGTTTATGAGTGGTACACATCTGGACCTCGTCAGAGGTTACAACCTGGCGGCAGAATAATAGTAGTGATGACTCGTTGGAATGTTGCTGATTTAACCGGTAAGCTGATAAAAGGACAAGCAGAACCAAAAGCAGACCAATGGGAAGTAATCGAGTTCCCAGCAATACTTCCAAGCGGGAAACCGGTTTGGCCTGGTTATTGGAAGCTAGAAGAGCTTGAAGCGGTAAAAGCATCCGTGAGTATACTAAAATGGAACGCACAATACCAACAAAATCCGACAGCAGCAGAAGGTAGTATTATCAAAAGGGATTGGTGGCAATTGTATGATAAGCCAGAACCACCGGCACTATTACATGTAATTCAGTCTTATGATACGGCGTTTATGAAAAAAGAAACGGCTGACTACAGCGCCATTACGACTTGGGGAGTTTTTCATCCAAATGAAGGCGACGCACCTAATTTAATATTATTGGACATGGTCAAGGATAGATACGAGTTTCCAGAGTTACGTAAGAAAGCTAAAGAACAATATGACTACTGGAAGCCCGAAACGGTGATCGTGGAGGCTAAAGCTTCAGGCTTGCCTTTAACGTACGAATTACGTAAACTAGGGATACCAGTTATTAACTTTACACCGAGTAAAGGAAATGATAAACATACAAGGATAAACTCTGTAGCTCCTTTGTTTGAGGCTGGAATGATTTGGGCACCAGACAAAAAGTTTGCAGAAGAGGTTATTGAGGAATGCGCTGCATTTCCATTAGGTGAACATGACGACTTAGTGGATAGTATGACTCAAGCCGTAATGAGATTTAGACAAGGTGGCTTTGTCGAGCATCCCGATGATTACGAGGATGAACCATTGCCGGAACACGCGAGGACGTACTATTAATGAGTATTGCAAATTTAACAAAATTCGACCCTGCTAAGAATACTTTTTCTTTTGATTCGACTTTACAGTCTGGAATCTTAAATTCAATGAACCAAAGTCAAGATCCGATAAATTCTACTTTTATACCTTTTCCTGAAATTAATCCTTTTCCTGAAATTGGTGTACCTCCTCCATTCGGTGGTGGTGGCGGTGATGGTAACCCCTATAGAGAGCAAGACAATCCAGTAACTGGAGAAATTAATATGGACAACATTAGAAGCTTCTTTGGTTTTAATCAAGCTGCAGAAGGAGAAGAGGGAGAAGAAGGAGAAGATGGATTTAGCTTTGATGGTATTATGAATGCGTTTAGAACTTTTAGCCCAGTTAATTTTGCAATTAGAAATATAGTTTCTCCAGTGGTTGATAAGATAAACGAAACCTACGAAGCATATAGAGAAAGACAAAGACAAGCTTCAATAGCTGAAGGAGCAACTTCAGCTGCAACTAATGCGAACAGAACAGCACAACAGTCACAACACGACAAACTTGCGGACGCATTTAATGATCGTACAGGGGGTGGTAATCATGGGAGTACTGGTACTAGTGGCGGTCCATCAGCAGGTCCAGGAGCTAACGCAACAGGTAATGGTAACGGCCTAGCATAATTTAACGAGGTAATAATATGGCAATAGATAAAGTAAGCGATTTAACAAAAACAACTAACGTAATTGACGAGTCAGTTGAAGTAGCAATACAGGAACGTGAAGCAAATGATCCGACAGAAGTAAATGTTGAGATGATGGATGACGGCGGTGCAGAAATAGATTTTGATCCACAAGCAGAACAGTTTCAAAGTGGTCAAGATTTTGACACTAACTTAGTTGAGTTTTTAGATGAGGATGTATTAATAGAAGTTGCATCTGATCTTGAAGATTCTTATGAAGATTTTAAATCAGGTAGATCTGATTGGGAAGACACTTACACCAAAGGTTTAGAGCTTTTAGGTTTTAAATATGAAAATAGATCAGAACCATTCCAGGGCGCAAGTGGTGCAACTCACCCTGTACTAGCTGAAGCTGTTACACAGTTTCAGGCTTTAGCTTATAAAGAATTACTTCCAGCACAAGGGCCGGTCAGAACTCAAATTATTGGTGCGCACAATCCAGATTCAGAAAAACAATCTGCACGTGTAAAAGATTTTATGAATTATCAGCTTATGGTAAATATGAAAGAGTACGAGCCTGAGTTTGATCAGATGTTATTTAATTTACCTTTAGCAGGATCAACATTTAAAAAAGTTTATTACGATTCTGTTTTGAATAGATGTGTTTCTAAATTTGTACCTGCAGAAGATTTGTATGTTAGTTACAATGCAACTTCTCTAGAAGATACTGATGTAATTATTCACAAAATAAAAATATCACAAAACGATTTACGTAAACAACAACTGACAGGTTTTTATGCAGACATAGAACTAAGTGAAGATAGTTACGAGGCAGACGAAGTTACCGATACTAAAGATGATATATCTGGTGTTGAAAGAACTGCAAAAAGCGACGTGCACACTTTATTAGAATGCCATATTGAATTAGACCTAGAAGGTTTTGAAGACAAAGATGAGCAAGGTGAAGAAACAGGATTGAAGTTACCTTACATTGTAACTATTCACCATGACTCAAGTAAAGTTTTATCAGTTAGAAGAGCGTACGCGGTCGATGATCCGTTACGCAAGAAGAAAGAATATTTTGTACACTTTAAGTTTTTACCAGGACTAGGCTTCTATGGATTCGGCCTTATCCACATGATCGGCGGACTGTCACGAACTGCAACTGCAGCATTGAGACAGCTTCTTGACGCCGGCACCTTGTCAAACTTACCGGCCGGATTCAAACAAAGAGGTATTAGAGTCAGAGACGAAGCTCAACCGTTGCAGCCGGGAGAGTTCCGTGATGTCGATGCGCCTGGTGGAAATCTTCGTGACGCATTCATGCCGTTACCATTTAAAGACCCAAGTGCCACGCTCCTACAACTAATGGGAGTTGTTGTCCAAGCAGGTCAACGTTTCGCGTCCATTGCAGATATGCAAGTGGGTGACGGAAATCAATCGGCAGCCGTGGGTACAACTATGGCGCTCTTGGAACGTGGATCGCGGGTCATGTCTGCTATTCACAAAAGAATTTATGCAGCAATGAAATGCGAGTTTATGTTACTTGCTAAATGTTTTGCAACGTACTTACCAAAAACATATCCATACGATATTGTTGGTGGTGCAAGAGAAGTTTTTGCAACTGACTTTGATGACAGAGTCGACATTATACCGGTTGCAGATCCAAACATCTTTTCACAAACACAAAGAATTACGATTGCACAAACAGAATTACAAATGGCAATGTCAAATCCGCAAATGCATAATTTGTATCATGCTTATAAACACATGTATGAGGCGTTAGGTGTAAAAAATATTGACACACTATTGCCGCCACCAATGCAACCAACACCTTTAGACCCTGCAAGTGAAAATATTTTAGCAATGAACGGTAAAAAGTTTCAAGCATTCCCAAAACAAGATCACCAAGCGCACATGAAAGCGCATTTACAGTTTATGGGGACTACAATTGTACGAAATAATCCAAAAGCAATGGGCTTGTTACAGCAAAATTGCATGGAACACATAACTTTGATGGCTGGAGAGCAGATTGAGTTAGAATTTAGCGAAGAAATTACTCAAATGCAGCAAATGGGACAACAATTACAGATGATTATGCAACAGGCGGGACCAAATCAAGCTCAAATGCAGCAAAATCCGCAAGTTATGCAACTACAACAGCAAATGCAAAGCATGCAAACTTCAATGGAGGCTAGAAAATCACAATTAATAGCTGAATTTATGGCAGAGTACGCAGAAGCAGAACGTGAAGTGTTAAATCAGATTGAAAATGATCCATTATTGAAACTTAAGGACAGAGAAATTGATCTTAGGGCTAAAGAAGAGGCTAGAAAAGAAGAAGAGTCACAAAATGATCTAGCAATGGACAGAGCTAAACTATTACAAGCTCGAGAGCTAGCAGAAGAGAAAATGGAACAGAACGATGAGCACCAAAAGCTAAGAGCAAGCGTATCATTAGCTAAAAGTGGTATTCAGCAAATGAAAAGTACAATAGTAGAGAACTAATATGAGAGAATCCGACATCATAGCACCACTTGGACTTATGTCTATTATGGGTATGTTGGCTGGAGACAAAAAATCTAATTTGTTGCAAGAACAAATAGAGGCTTACCAAAAAGAACAAGAGGAAGCAAAGAACAAAAAAGAACAAGAGATTCCTGTTGTTGAAGAAGATGATTCTCCTGAACTAACTGTGTCAAATTTATCAAAGTATTTTAAACCAGGAATACAGGACGACAGTCTTAAAGAAACTAGTGACGCATTAAGTTCAGCTTTTAATATTGGACCAGAATTATTCGGCTTTAATGTTATGCAATCTCTTTTTCCACAATTAAGTATAGCTGATGCAACTACTAAAGGTGGACTAGAAAACTTAGACGATTTTATTGAGATGGATGGTGATCCAATGGGAACAGCTTTATATTTAAGTAAAGGAACAACTATACCTGGACTAGAAAACGAAATTTTTGGCTATAACCAGGGCGGCCTAGTACCACCGCTACGCGGACCGATGTCAAGTGGTATAGGTACATTATACAAACTTAAATAATGAAAAAAGAGAAAAAAATCAGCAAAGTAATGCGTGAATATAAATCAGGCAAACTTAAATCTGGTAAATCTAATAAAAAAGTGGTAAATAAAAAGCAAGCCATAGCTATCGCGCTCAGCGAAGCAGGTGTAAAAAAGAAAAAAAGGAGGTCATCATGATCGACGATTTAAAATGGAAAGCCCAAGAATGGTGGAACGGAACCACTAAGAAAACAAAAATTATAATTGCCGTTGGCGTTATAATTGTCATCGCGGTAATCATCAACAACTAATGAACCCACTGCTACTTATCAAACCACTTTTAGGTCTTGGAGGAGGATTATTAAATAATCCCGTTGCAAAACTCATCACCGAAAAGACCGTTGGCGCAATTTCTCACAAGCTAGAAAAAGATAAAATTATAAAAGCAAAGGAGATAGAAGCGGCTGCAAAAGTGGACGTAGCAAAGATTGGTGTTCAGATGGAACAGGTGAGACAAACTGCTAATTCATGGAAAGACGAATATTTGGTCGTTTTCTGGAGCCTCATTATTTTGGCACATTTCACACCTTGGACGCAACCATGGATGGCGGCAGGCTGGGAGATATTAGGCCAAGCAAATGATTATTTTTGGATCATTATTCTTACCATAGTTGGTGGAAGTTTTGGGGTTACTACTCTTAGTAAGTTTAAAGGCAAATAAAAACTTAGGGGGATAAATGGTGGAGGATAAGAAGTGTGCTTGTCACACTGAAGAAAAAGTACGTTCGGGGGAATGTTGCAAACAAAAAGCCAACGCTCTCGATGAGTTTTGGCATAACTTAGGAGATAAGAAAAAGAAATATGTCAGAAGCTATAGACCCAGTACACGTAGTATACAAGATCCAGAGACTACTTGACGAAATAATGGAAAACAACGCTAACGTCTTAATTGGCGGTGGTGTTGACAATATGGAGAAATATAACTATATTCTCGGAAAGATCCACGTTACGGATCAAATTAAACAGGAAATCTCTAACCTGCTACAACCAAAGGAGCCAGAACCAGATGACGAAACGAACATCGCACGCCTTAGAAGATAAATATAATGCTGAAGCAGATGCAAAAAAGATTGCAAAAAACGAAGCAAAAAAAGAAACTCAAGAAACAAATTTAGATAAGTTACCGCATCCTACAGGATGGCGTATACTTGTTATGCCCTTTCAAGTTAAAGAAAAAACTGAAGGTGGAATTATTATTGCACAAGAATCTTTAGACAAAGCACGTGTAGCAACGCAAGTTGGATACGTATTAAAGATGGGTGATCTCTGTTACAAGGATGAGGAAAAGTATCCAACAGGACCATGGTGTAAAGAAAAACAATGGGTGGTCTTTGCAAGATACGCAGGATCACGTATGCAGATTGATGGTGGTGAGATAAGAATGTTAAACGATGACGAGATACTAGGGACAATAGATGATCCTGAAGATCTTATTCACGCAATGTAATTCATAGGAGGAATTAACTATGCTAGAAGATAAAATAGATGTCGGTGAAACCGATGAACAAGAAATGGAGATTGATCTTGATGCTCCAGAACAATCACTAGAAGAACCAACAGAGGAGATTAAAGTTGAACAAATCGAGGAAACCGATGACACATCTGAGGAACCTAATGAGCAGCCTGCTGTTCAAGCTGATAAACCCCAAGACGAACTGGGAGAATATTCAGAAGGTGTTAAAAAAAGAATAGCTAAACTTACACGTAAAATGCGTGAAGCTGAAAGGCAAAAAGAAGAAGCTATTACTTACGCTCAAACTTTAAAACAACAACAAGACAAAATTAGAGGTCAGTACGACAAACTTGGCACTACTTATACTCAAGAACTAGAAGCAAAAGTAAATAATGGTATGGATGCTGCTAAACTTGCGTACAAGCAAGCAGTAGAGACGCAAGACATAGACGGTCAAATTGCAGCTCAACAAGCTATTGCTGAAATGGCTATGGAAGATGCTAGATTAAAACAAATCAAAGCAAACCAAGAACAAAGAGTGCAAGCTGCAGAACAGGTTGTACAACAACCAAAAACTGCACCTCAACAACAAGCAGAACCTGATTTTGACCCTAGAGCAGAAAGCTGGGCCCAAAAAAATAGATGGTTTGGTACTGATAATGCAATGACTTACACTGCATTTGATATACACAAAGAGCTTGTTGAAAACGAAGGATTTGATCCACAATCAGAAGAATACTATACGGAAGTCGACAAACGAATAAGGGTTGCATTTCCGCACAAATTTGATACTGTGGAGCAATCTACCACTGCACCAACGCAGAGTGTAGCAAGTGCCCGACGTCCGGCCAGTACAAAAGGACGCAGAAAAACTGTGAAACTCACACCTTCACAGGTAGCAATTTCTAAAAGATTAGGTGTGCCGCTAGAAGAATATGCGAAACAATTAGCCGCGAAGGAGGTATAAGCATATGGAAAAAGATAAAATGAAAACCACTCGCGTGAGTCAATCTAGAGCAAAAACTGAAAAGCCTAAGATTTGGACTCCTCCATCATCACTGGACGCACCACCTGCGCCAGACGGATATCGACATAGGTGGATAAGAGCTGAAAGCATGGGGTACGACGATACCACTAACATGTCAGGTAAGCTTAGATCAGGATGGGAGTTAGTTAGAGCTGACGAATATCCAAATGATAATTATCCTTCTATAGATAACGGCAAATACGCAGGTATGATCGGGGTTGGTGGCCTTGTGCTGGCAAGGATATCTGAAGAGCTCGCGCAATCACGTGAAGAGTACTTTAAAAAAGTAACTCAAGATCGAAATGATGCAATTGAAAACGATGTCTTGAAGGAACAGCACCCAAGTATGCCGATTAATCAAGATCGACAGACTCGTGTAACTTTTGGTGGCTCGAAAAAAGACTAATCTTTTCTCAACCATCGATTTAACTTTAACCCTTTAAGGAGGATAACAATATGGCAAATATAGATGCCCCTTTTGGTTTATCTCCAATTGGAAAAATCGGCGGCGGAACTGATCCGGCAATGAACTCTTATA